ACAATATGAAAGACAAAGAAGAACGTATACATCCAACGCAAAAACCAACTTTACTTTATCGCAAAGTTTTAGAGAAATACGCTGAAAAAGGGATGAAGATTTTAGACACACACGGAGGCAGTATGAGTATTGCTATTGCTTGTGATAAAGAAGGTTTTGATTTGGATATATGCGAAATAGATACTGATTATTTTAATAACGGAGTAAAAAAATACAATGAGTATAAACAACAATTACAAATGTTTTAAAAGTGCGGTGGGCTTTTTTTCTTTTTTTTCTTCCACAAATGTTGAAACGAAGAACGTCTGCCCTACTGCCTATAACGTTTCCGCTATGTGCAGTGCGGGATTTACAAGTACAAAACTATCAAAATACGATACAGAATGAACGAAGATATGAACTTACAAATTAGCAGTAACCCCGCATTGCATATAGCGAGTGTTAGCCGCTGCCCTTCTATTAATTTTTTCAATGTGGATTGCATTGAGTTTATGAAGTCGAAGCCTGACAAATGTTTTGATTTGGCAATTGTTGACCCTCCGTATGGGATTGGATTAGTAAAAACCGAAGCTGGAAACTGGGGGCAAAGAAAAGAAAATAAAGGGAGCATTGCCAGCGAAACACAATGGGACTTTGAACGACCAAGTAAGGAGTATTTTAATGAACTTTTTAGAGTAAGTAAAAAGCAAATCATTTGGGGGGGTAATTACTTTATTGATTTAATTGAAAAGCCTACAAGTTGTTTTATTGTTTGGGATAAAAAAAACGGGGAAAGCTATTTTTCAGATTGCGAAATTGCATGGACTTCGTTTACAACGGCAACCCGAATGTTTAGAAAAAGAACTGTAATGACTGACAGGAGACACATTTGTCAAAAACCAATAGATTTATATAGGTATTGTTTGAAATATGCCGAAACTGGAATGAAAATATTAGACACTCACGGCGGAAGTATGACAAGTGCAATAGCGTGTGAAATTGAAGGCTTCGACTTAGATATTTGTGAAATTGATTCAGAATATTTTCAATCGGGTGTAAACGCTTTCAATTTGCACAAAAGACAGCAGCGGCTCTTTTAGGGTTGCGTATAACTCATAGATATACGCAACTTTTTACATAAAAAGCTGGTTAACAGTAATTAAAACTTTCGCTTTTTAAATACACCTTAAATACAACGATTACTAACCTTTTTAATCAGAAATAAAAAATGGCGAGACCGAAAAAAAACTATTGCGAATACTTTCCTCACGACAGAGATATGAGAAACCACAGGAAAGTGAAGGCTATAAGGAACAAATACGGAGTTGTTGGATATGCTATATGGAATATGCTGCTTGAGTATTTAACCGGAATTGATGGAAATGAGATAGAATTTTCGGACATGGAAATGGACTTAATGTCTGGTGATTTTGGAGTTTCTGTCACAGAAATATCGGACGTGGTGAATTACTGTATCAGATTGGAATTATTGTTTTTAAAAAACGGCTTTATTCACTCAGAAACGCTAGATGAAAACCTATTGCCTGTGTACCAAAAAAGAAGTGTAGCAAAGAGTTTAAGTAAACAACAACTCCGCAATAACGGTAAATACTGTAACAACAATGCCGCAGCTACCGGAGTTTCTGTTACAGAAATGCCGCAAAGTAGATTAGATAATATAAATAACCCCTATATATCCCCTGTTGCACAGGGTCGGCAGATAGATGTTTCGTGGAAAAAAGAAAAAACAGCTAAAGTTTTAAAAGAAAAAGAAGATAGTTTTTTAGGGTTTTTTAATGAGATAACCGATCGTAGTTTTAAAACTTTGGATAAAAAAGCTAAACGACAATTTGAATACTTGATTGGCAAAGGATACAATTCCGATCATTTCAAAAAAGCAATCTCAAATGCACTTTTTGAAATGAGACTTAGGGGTAAACAGAATTACCTGACCCCAGAATTTATCACAAGGGAAACAGAATTTTACAAATATGAATCAATGCCAGAGATGAAAATAAATTCAATGGCATCTTTTATTCCAGGAAACTAATGATAAAAAAATACGAATCAATAAAAGCCGAATTAGACGTTTTAAGACACTCTGAAATACTTAGAGGTGAAAGTGTAGGGTTTAAGTGTTTAGATGCCTTATATAGCCTAAAACAAGGCTCATACACAATTGTACTTGGAGCACCCGGACACGGAAAGAGTGAATTTTTCTTTGAGTTACTTTTTAACCAAGCAAAAAGTTATGGAAAGAAGTCTTTAGTGTATTCTCCAGAAACCGGAAGTGTGGCTGAAATCTATGCAGAATTTATTCACAAATACACAGGTAAAAGCGCATCAAAAGAGAGTCAATTTCACTGTAATGACAAAGAGTATTATGAAGCTATAAACTGGATAGATGAGTATTTCAATATAGTTGATAGCGATGTAAAGTCTTATTCGTTCAGAGAATTAATGGATTTATGTACGGATGAAAAAATAATTCTTGGAGATCCGTACAATGAATTAAACCATAATATGTCTGAATATGGAACGAGGCAGGACTTGTACATAGAAAATGTTATGGGGGAACTCAGGCGTGAGATGAAAAATAAAAAGAGACATTTCCTATTGTCTATACACCCCGCTAATCAGCAAATAAAAGAAGAAAACGGAATTAGATACTACCCTATGCCTTTTGCAAGAGAAGCTGCTGGAGGTCAGGCTATGTTAAGAAAGGCTATGACATGGATAAATATTTGGAGACCTTCTTTCGGATTAAAAAATCAACATGGAATACCTTATCTTGAAAATGAATTGTTGATAAATATTGAGAAAGCTAAACCAAAAGGAGTTTCTTTCAAAGGAACTACATCTCTTTATTTCGACTGGAAAAGGAATAGGTATTTCGAGAAGATAGACGCAAATGATTACTACGCTTTTGATCATGAGCAGACTGCTCAAAAATTTCATGAAGACCAGTTTATTATGCCACAAAGTAACTTATTTTAATATGAACGAAAATATTAGGTTTGGAAGTTATCATAAACTTGTTTGGGATAGGCAAATTGCGGCAATGGATATTGATGCAGAAGCATTGATAGCATGGGTTGAAGATACGCTTAATCCTTCTATGGACTTACTTAAAATGAAAGTGTCTATAAGAGAACTGATTCAGGATATATATAATTATGAAGAAATTAATGGAGAGTCTAAAAAGTCAGTTGTTACTAAGAAAAAATTAGAAAGCATATTAGACTTATGTGAAAAATTAGATAGGATAGCTACCCAAAATTGTACATTTCAACTTGCTGTTAGAAGTACACATTTAAAATTGGCTAGTTCAAATAAGAAAATAGCTGAGTTAGAGGATAAAATAATAGCATTTGAAAAGGCATGGAACGAATTGCAGTAACAGATAAACAATTATTAGCTGTATGGGGCAGGGTTGACAGAATGAGGAGTGGCCAGATAATGATAATAAAAGATCATGCACCTAATTTTCCATATATATTTATTCAATGCATAAAAATGTGGATTGATTGCTATGGATCGGGTGAATTCTCGCAGAACTACAAGATATTCTACAAAACAACACCATTTCACGAAATAGTTAAAATAAAAGAAGAATGACATATAATTAAGTCATGTAAAAAAAATAATCATATATTTGTTTTTTTATATGGATGAAAAAATAAATATCGTAATTCCTCTGGGAAAATCAAAGACAGATTACCTTGATTTAAGGTATACGTTAAGGGGTATAGAGAAATTTCTTAAAAATTATCAGGATATTTATATCATCGGCGAAAAGCCAAAGTGGATTCAGAATGTCATTCATATTGAGCAAGCTGATAATCCAAAGAAGGAATTCAAGGAATTTAATATTTACAACAAAATAATTAAGTATTGTACCAACTCAGAAGGAGTGACAGATTTCATGTTCATGAATGACGATCATATATTTATGCAGGAGGTAAACGCAGTTGAATATCCATTCTACCATCGTGGAGACCTAACTGTTGCTATGAAAACTAATACATCTAATTACAGAGCTACACTTAATCACACCAGAAAATATTTACGAAAAAATGGACTGGAAGAGACCCATTGTGACCTTCATTGTCCCATAATATTCAATAAATCCGATTTTATAAAGACATTTAAAGATGTTGACTGGAGTATTGGTTGGGGGTATGGAATTAAGTCAATATATGCAGGGATGAACAATAAAACTCTTGTGTACATGTCTGACTGTAAGATAATAAAAGATTATGACATAGAAGAGATTGAGAATAAACTAAAAGATAGACATATAATGAGTTGTGATGATGGTGGGCTAAAAACAAATCTGCTTAATTACCTAAACTGCAAACTAAACGAAAAGAGTATATATGAAAAAAGTTGACGCATCTAAAGTTAGAATACCACTTAATTACCTGCTAATTAAACCAGACGAAAACTATGTTACTGCGCAAATTGAAGGCTGTGAAACCGGAATAATAATACCAGATTTCACATACGACAAAAAGCCAAGCGGTGAATTAACTAAAATTTCAGTAAAGGAGCGCAACTACTCTGTTTATGGGACAGTATATGCTATACCAGAAAAAATAGGATTTAATAGAAGTGAAATAAAAAAGTTTAACAGCAAGTATGTTGTAGCAACAAAAATAGACGGACAGCCTGTTGTTATCAACCGTTCTGTTATGAATGAGATTGGACAACTAACTGAATCTTCCTGCCTCTATGAAACGACATGTCAGGTTAAGATTGGTGACAAGGTAAAATTTTCATACTTGGCACATAAATCAGCCAGCGATAAGAATATAGTGGTTGAAACAGATTTTGGGGATATGTATCTTATAAAGTACGATTTGCTAACAATGGTTGTAAACGATGATTTATCTCCAAAGAAAATGCTAAACGGCTACATAATGGTTGAGCCGGAAGAGGATGAGTCGATTAAAAAGGAAGATGGTATGATGTATAAAACTTCTCCGAATGGTTTAATAATTCCTGTTTTGAAGCATAATCTGAAAAGAAGCCGGAAAAAACAAATAGGTACAGCCCGATTTGTTGGCGATAAAATAGGGGGGTATTTACAGCAAGAGAATTTGTGCGACCCTGATATAGATGTAAAACCTGGGGACAGGCTAATGTACGATCCTCGTGGCGCATCTAGGCACGAGCATCATTACCATCAAATATACTCCAATAAACCTATGCAGTTAATACAAAGGAGGGATATTCTTCTTTCTGAAAAAGAAGTTAACTTTGATAAATTATCATTTTAGTATAAGTTTGTTATGAGCCATGACCTAAGTAAATTATATATAAAATTTCACGAAGCAATACCGGGTAAAAAGCTAACTGAACAGTTTAGTGAGCTTTCTGCATTCCCAGAGTTTAATAATGTTTTGGATGATAATGAAATTAAGATAGCCATACTGATGGGGGATATAGACTCTCCATTTATTCGCATACGAAACAGGGAGACTATGCTGAACTCTATATTTGATTACCTTGATATACCAACAAAAATAAAATCAGATCAGGAATTTTTTAAAAAAGTCCTTCATTACAAGCATTCTGGAATTACAGGGTGTTGGGTAAGGTATATCCAGATACTTCATGATACAGACTGGACGGATTGGACAATGGCTCAACAGACATATAATTTCTTATTATTTGAATCGCAAAGCCCGGAGGAGAAAGACGAGGGGCCAGATAAATATTTGGCACGAAGGCTGAAAATACAGGAAAGTATAAAGAAAATAGGAATTGATATAAAGTTGATAGAGTCTAAACTGTTTCCAGATAGTAAATCTGCAAGGGAAGCTTCACTTTATGAAAATAAAAGGATATTTACCTATGCAGAAAAGTATGCAAAAGAAAATACCTATATATGATAAACTGGAAAAAAAGAATAAGTAAATCCGGTAAACATATTGATATGTCTGGATTGCCTCGATATTCATTAAAGTGGAGTCCTGAATCAAAATTGCAAAGAGTTTATGAATATGATTTCATTTTGCCAGAAGAACCCAAAGACGAAGATTGCGTTGGCTTTGGACTTGATGTTAATGACCAGATTTTCTATCGTACAGAAATACCGAAGCAAGTAAAAAGTCCAACTACCGATCATAAAAGAGATAATTGGACTCAAGATGAAATAGATGATTTTATTGATTGTGAATGGTCAAGGAGGCTAAATGGAGTATGGTTCTTTATTAAGGGAAAAAAGACATATATACCAGGGATTCTGTACATGAAAATGAATTACTGGACTCCAATAACAGGTAGAGAGTTTATTTATAAATTTTCTGATTTGGAGTTTTTTTACTTTTGGATGCATTGTCTTTACGACCCGGTTTGTCGCGGCATAATTGATTTTAAATGCAGACAACTAGGTGATACAGAAAATGTTATGCTTATAATGTGGGAGTATGGTAGCAGGGTTAGGGGAACTACTAATACTATGCAGTCATGCATAAATGAAGAGCATGTTATAGGGTCGTATGAACGACTTGTACATGGACATATAAACATGATTTATTACTTTAAGCCCATGAATCAGGGTACAGAGAATCCAAAAAAAGGACTGGTTTTAAGCTATCCATCCAAGTATATCACCCAATCCGCAGTAAAGGATAGTGTGAAGAAGGGAGAAATAATAAACCGAAGTTCTCAAGAAGATTATGAATACCCACCCATATGGTCGAGGTTTAAGTATGGGCCATCTAAAATTACAAGGTTTGATGGATCAACTGGTGTTGGCAGGGCTTATTGCGATGAATTTGGCAAGGCGGTAGATATGAACCCTATTGAGTGGCTTAAAACAATGGTTGAAGCCACATATTCAAATATATATGGCGTAAAAATGGGTATGATATTAATGACATCTACCGTAGAGGATATAGGAGCAGAGAGTTTAAATTGGGCTACATTGCTATGGAATCAATCAGACCCTGCCAAGCGATCTCCAGACGGATCAACAGCAAGCGGATTGTACAGGTGCTTTAGGAATGCTGTTGACAGAGGAGAGGTTGACAGGTGGGGCTTCCCTTTAAGAGATAAGATAATATCAACCATCAATGAAAAAATAAGGATGTTAATTGAATCTGGCGATATAAAAGGTTCGATTAGTTATAGAAGAAAAAACTGCCTTACTATTGAAGATGTGTTTATGAGTGCCAATGATACATCTCAATTTGACGTAGAAAAACTAACAAAAAGAATATTTTGGCTTCAAAATATTGCACCAAAAGGAATGACTGTTAGAGGTAATTTAAAATGGCAAGACAATGTAAAAAACACAATAGCTATTTGGGAGCCAAACCCAAAAGGGAGATGGCTAATATCTAAGCATCCACACGATTTTGGCTTAAAGGAAAATGCAATGATAACTGGTGTAATTTCTCCAAAACCAGCTAATACAGCACATTTTTGTGCTGGTGTTGATCCTATTGACCAACAAAGCACAATGGAAACAAATCCATCTAAGGGGGCTATTTGCGTAAAAGCCAGATTGAATGAAACGTTAGATGGTGGCGCAGACAAGTACTATCAGTATACAGATGAATCAAAGGGGATAAGGCACGGAGACCCTGTGGATGACGGTGCTAATTTTATCACAAACAGGGTGGTATGCACCTATATAAATAGACCGGATGATCCTGTTGATTTCTTTGACGATGTAGTTCTTACTATGGTTTATTACGGAACAGATTTTTTACCTGAAAAAGATAGATTTGGAGGACTTCATACCTATATTAAAAATACAGGTTATGAATTATACCTGATGGATAAACCTACATCATTTAAGAATGCGAGAGGTCAGTCAGAGCAACATGCCGTTAGTGCAACGGTTGGTAATATAAATACTTACTTCGAGTTTTTAACTACTTTAACCTGTAAATGGGCTAATACAATAGATCATGTTGACCTTTTAGAGCAGTTGTTGACTATGAATTACAAGAATAGAGGCAAGAAGGATTTAGGGGTTGCTTGCGGATTTTCAGAATTTGCGGCAGCGCAACCAAAAATGAAATATACACGTAGAAAGCAAATAGAGGTTAGGCATTGGGAGGAAAATTATGTTTAAGATAAGTATTATACATCCTAGCCGAAACAGACCAAAGCAAGCGGAACAAGCGATAAAAGAATGGCTTGGGAATACCATAAATAAAAATCAGATAGAATACATTTTGTCAGTTGATAAAAATGACAAGGATTTAAACGCATATAAATCCATCGGGATACGAAACGGGATATACGTATCAATAAACAAGAATAAATCTGCCATAGAGGCTATAAACAAAGCAGCAAAGGTTTCTACGGCTAACTTAATAATTGTGGTAAGCGATGATTTTTCGTGTGAGACAGGGTGGGATGAAAAAATACTTAATAACCTTGATGGCAACGATGATTTTTTCTGTAAAACAAAAGATGGTTTGCAGGACTTTATTATAACCCTACCAATTCTTGATAGAAAATGCTATGATTCGTTCGGGTATATATATCATCCAGGTTACGAACATTTATTCTGCGATACGGAAATGGCAGCCGTTTCTCACATGACAAACAGAACCGTGTATAGCGACCTTATATTTACTCACAATCATTATTCTACTAAAAAAACAAAAAAAGACTTGGTAAATGTAAAAAATGATAAAACATGGAAGCAAGGTAAAAAATTGTTTTATGAAAGAAAGGCAATCAATTTCGGACTGAAACCAGAAGAAATTATAAATCCATTCCCAAAAGAATTAGAATGAGATTATCTATACTAATAGCAACAATGCCAAGTCGAAAAGCTAAATATAATAAGTTGATTAAATCTCTATATAGAATCAATTCAGAAGTTGAGATTATTTCTGATGATAGTATGGATTATAACATTGGTGTTAAAAGGAATAAACTTCTTGAAACAGCTTCTGGCGATTATATCGTTTTTATAGATGATGATGATACTGTTAGTAAAGATTATGTAAAATTAATTTTGGAGGCTACTAATACTAATCCAGATTGTATTGGTATTAGTGGAATAATTACTACAAATGGCATAAAGAAAAGAAAATGGTTTATATCTAAAAATTACGGAAGTTGGTATAAAAAGGATAAAATATACTACCGAACACCTAATCACATAAGCCCTGTTAAGAGAGAAATTGCCATAAAGGCTATGTTTCCAGAAATAAAATTTGGGGAAGATATTGAATACTCTAAAAGAATATTGCCTTTTTTGAAAAGAGAAGTAATTATTACTAAAATTATTTACCACTACGATTATTGCACGAATAAAAAATGATTCAGTTAAGTATACTAATTCCTTCCATACCATCAAGGTTTGAAATGGCTATTCGGAGATATAATAAATATATGGAGTGGCTGGAGAACCACCAATAAATAAAAATGTACTTATAATAGCACACGGAATATGTTAGAATATCAATCACAAAACAATGAAACCAAAATAGTTTTAAACTATTTTGGTAAGAAAAAAGGAACTGTATTAGAAATAGGAAGCAATGATGGCAAAACTCTATCAAATTCTTATGATCTTATAAAAATGGGATGGAAATCGACATTAGTTGAGCCAAGCTCTGTATATAAAGATATGGAGATACTACATAAAGGGAATGACATGGTAGAAACATTTAATGTGGCTATAGGAAAAGAGAAAGGAGAATTAACATTTTATGAAAGTGGATCACATGTGAATGGAGGCTCTGACAAGGCATTGGTATCAACAGCAGACCCGGAAGAGTTGAAAAGATGGGAAAATGTTGAGTTTAAAAAGACAAAAGTTCTTGTTATATCTTTCAAAGACCTATTAGAACAATCTTCCAATAAAATATTTGACTACATATCAATAGATGTGGAAGGGATGGAGATGGATATACTCCCTCAAATAGACTTTAAAGCAATAGGATGTTCCTGTTTGTGTATTGAATGGAATGGGGAAAAGGATTTAAGGTATAAATTCAAAGAGTATTGCCGACCTTTTGGACTAATAGAAATTCACAGGAATGCTGAGAATATCATATTTGCTATTCGGTAGTTCCGTATCCTCTTTTATGGGAGTAAGAAAGCACTATGGGTACAAACTTTAACTTTATTTTCCTGGACACTTTTTTTATCCATGTATAATCGGCAGCACCTACACTTCCGTCAAAGTCAACCATGTTTTTATGCGATTGGTGAAGTATAAGGCACGGCATCCCTATTTTGCTTCTTCGTATTTCATGATTCTTTATTTGCTCATTAGATGGCTTTAACCGACCTCCTCTGCTGAATTGGCATATTATCCCATCTTTGCCTTTAAGCTCTTTATTTAAACGTTCTAAAGATGTGTTGTCTAATAAAATATCATCATCATCAATAAAAACAAACCAACCTTCTTTAACCAAATTTTTTAATACATTACAGTAATTATCGTAAAAAAAAGGTTTTGATAAGTCTTTATGAAGTCTAATAGATTCGATTTCTTTTGGAATATAAGATAAAGCCCTGTCATCATCATATCCTATAATAATGCGAATGTTTTTGAATGTTTGGTTTTGTATAGAATCGAGTAATATTTTAAATGATTTTGGACGATAGCTCGTTCTTACCAGAATATTTATCATGAGTCAAAATTAACTATTTGATTTTAAATTACAAAACGGAGCGAAAGCCCACTCATCGCTTTTTAGCTTGGGTGGGTAGTTCACATAAATACGTATATTTGCTAAAACAAACATCACAATGGCTAAATATCTAAAAATAGAAGAGTTTTCAGGAAAGCGTTTAAATTACCCATATCCCAATGATAAGGTAGACCCGAAGTTAAAAAGGGAGAAAGAGTATTACTTATCCGTTTGTCGTGCTATGACAGCAGATTATTCTTCAAATACATGTGCCATTCCATTTAATTTTGAAAACAGAAGAAGTTTTGCTGAACTAAAGGCGTACGCTACCGGAAGGCAGCCAAGTACAAAACTAAAAAACTCTGTACTTGGTAAACCTAAGCAAGACAAAACAACTGGCAGAGTTGGTCATGTAACAAAAATGAATGTTTCATGGGAAACATATATGAAACTCCCGCAGATGTTTGATGTAATGAGGTCTAAAAATATGCCTCAAGAATATGACGTTTCGCTGTATTGTGTTGATGATGACAGTTTAGCTGCCAGAGAAAAAACAAAAGAAATGCTAAAGTTTATTCTTGATGAAAGAACGCAAGAGTTTATAAATAAAACCAAGTTTAAACCTAATGTTCAGCCAAATCCGGAAGAATTGGGATTGCAAAACGATTCTGATGTTGATATGTATTTTGAAACAGGTGGATTTACATTGGAATGGGAACGAGCCGCTCACGCTGCATGTTTAAAGACAAAGCAGGTTTCTGACTACAAAGTATTGCAAGATGCAACATTTGACGACTTAATAATCAACCCGGAGGGGTTGGCCGGGTGGAAAACATATATTGAAGAGTCTACACAGCTTCCAAAAATAAGAAGGGTAGATATGGAGAAGGCTATCATCCCATTCTCTGACAGAAATGATTTTGCGAATATAACAAGAGCCGGAGAAATAAGGGTGATGACAATTGCGGATATACGCAAAGAAAATCCATCAATGAAATCATCTGAATTAATGTATATCGCTAAGTGTTTTGAGTGGATGAATTTGGGATACTCTACTTTGCTGAAAGGAAACTACTATGATACATCATACCGAAACGGGTACAACCAAGATTACGACCTTGATCCGATTAGCCGGGTAAAGGTGCTTGTGCTTGATGCGCAATGGCTTAGTGTAGATATAGAAACAAACCTAAAGAATGTTAATGATACAACAGGGTGGACGATGTTTAAGGAGGTTGCTTTTGATTATAAGCCAGATGATAAAAGCAAAAAGAAGGGCGATAAGGTTGTACAGAAAAACACCATAAGAAAATACTATGCAAATTGGATTATTGGAACAGAGTATCTAATCAATTGCGGTATATGTAAGGATGTGGTATACTATGGCCCAGACGGAAACAAGACACCTAAATTAGATTATTTTTTTGTTAAAACAGGGAACGCTTCCTTAGTAGAGAGAGCTATTGCCATAGTTGATGACATTGATTTAATTATGTTTAAGCATAGGAACGCTTGGGCTACATTGCCAGCCGCTCCAGCAATGGCAATACAAAAAGATTTGCTTGAAAACGTATTCCTAAACGGAATACTTCAACAGCCAGAAGATATTGTTCAAGGATTAATCGAAAGAGGTATATTATATTACAATGGGCTTGATGATAACGGTAAGCCGCTATATTTTGCAGGAGGACAGAAGCCAATAGATTACATGGATGTAACGAAGATGGCGGGAATGTTGTCTGTGTGCAGTTCTGAGATGGCACTAAAGGTTAATGAGTTAAGAGAAGTTCTTGGATTGCAAGGTGGAGCAGATGGAGGTCAGCAAAATCCGTATCAAGGACTTGGGCAAACACAGCTGGCTTTCCAAACAGCTAATGCATCATTGCAGCCAACGTTTAATTCGTATCATTATTTATTCCGTGCTGCATTTACAGATATTGTTAAGAAGTGGCAGATTGTAGCTAAAAACAAAAAAGGAATTAAGGTTGCTTACTCCTCGCTTGGCAACCATAATATGAAGGTGTTGGAATTAAGTGGGGATTTTACAAATGCAGAGTATAATGTAGATTTCAAGATAGCGGCAACACAGGAGGAGAAGCAAGCTATTATGCAGCAATTGGCGGATCAAAGGGTATTAGGTGTTCAAACAGAGGGATCGCAAGGGCTTACAGCGTCTGAGTGGCTATACCTTCATAATCGCATAATGGGTGGCAATATAGATGAGGCTATGTTTATTATGGCTAAGATAGAGAAGAAGAAAATAGCTGCAAACAGGAAAGCAAAGCAGGACGATATTGCATCAAATGCTAAAGTTCAGCAAGATTCAGCCCAAACTAAAGGGCAAATTGATACTGCGTTATTGCAGCAAAAAGGACAGCAAGAAATGAATAATACACTTGTTTCCCAGTTGCTAAAGCAAAATCAGGCAATGCTTGAACTGTTGTTTGCTCCAAAAAAAGAAGGAGAAGTAAGTACAGACACGCAATCTATACAGGGAATTGTTGGAATGAACAACCAGACTGTTGCTGGAATAGCACAACCTCAACAGGATGGAATGCAACAGGAAGCGCAACAGGAAAGTCCTGAACAACCTAATATGGATCAGCAAGAACAAATGATATTAGAATAATAATATTGTATTTATATTCAATAATTCAGAATTAAATTTTTTATATCTATATTTGAACAGAATTAAATTTTTTATATCTATATTTGAACAGAATTAAATTTTATGGCAACAGATACAGAAGAAATTTTAGAGTATGCTGCAAAGCAATTCGGTTCACAACCACAAGAGGCTGCTGCGATGGCTGCACAAGAGGTAAGCGAACAATCAGTAGAAACACCACAGGCTGCGATGGCTGATGTGGTAATAGAAACAACAACTGAAATACAAGAGGAATTAGCTCCTGCAATCAAAACAGAGGAAACGACTGCTGCACCAGTAGTAGCAGCGCCGGATTACAACAAATGGATTGAAGCAGAGACGGGCGGTATGTTTAAAGATGTAGACAGCTTTAAACAAGCACTTCCAAAGATTTCGGAATACGAATCATTGGCGCAACAAAAGGCTGATCTCGAAAAAAATCAGATAACATACGCTAATGGATTTGTAAAAGAATTAAATGAACTCGCTCAAGCGGGTGCAAGTGCAGATCAATTAAAAGCCTTTGTTAAATTAAATGAAGCCGGAGAGTTAAGCGATCTGAATCCTCTTGATGCTAAGGTAGCCAAACTTGTCCTTGTGGATGGGTATAGCGAGGTAGTAGCAAGAAAGAAGGTAGACAGAGAATATCCTTTGGATGATTTTGATGAAGGAACAGATGAACGAGAAATCCTTGAAGATGAACTTCGCGTGAGTTCAAAATCGGATTTTGAGGCATTAAATAAGTATAAAACACAATTAACAACTGTTGAAAATCCCGAAAAAGAAATTCAGGAGAAAAACAGGTTACAACAAATAGCAGATACAGAGCAACACAAAAACTTAGTTAAGCAGGAAGCTCCAAAGATTGCCAACTCCATACAAGGATTGGGCAATGTAAATTTGAATGGTAAAGAAGGGGATGAAGCTGTGATGCTTGACATGCCCTTTGCAGAAGAGTATAAAGCTAAGGTTCATGAAATGGCGGAGAATTATTTCATGTTAAATAATGAGCCAATTACGCAAGATGGCGTAAATAGCTTTGCTATGTATGCCAAAGCTAATTACTTAGCTGAGAACTTTGATAAAATTGCAAAGAGTATATTTACTCATGCAGAGTCAGTTGTAACAGAAAGAATTGTCAATAAATACGAAAACAGATCTGGCCTTGCGCCACAGATTGAACCACAGGTAGATGTTAATAAACAAGAACAATACCAGTCGTTTTTAGAGCGAGTTGCAAACGGTAAGTAAACAATTAACTCACTTAAAACAAATAAATAAAATGGCAATTGACAACCAACCATTGCAACAAGGGTCACAACCAACCCATGTTGAATCAGCAAGCGCAGATTCGTTTATCTTAGGTTCAGACCTATTAAAAGAAAATCCAAACCTATTAAACAAGTATTTCCGTCAAGGAGCGCGTCAGATGACGACTTTGCAGAAACTTGGTTCATTAGGTTTTGGCAAGGGTGTTACTAAAAGTGCATCAGACAGTCCTTATACCGGGCATTATGAGAAGCCACGCGTTAAAAACACGTTTACTGTAGGACAAATTATAGGCTCAGGATCAGCAGCTAATGAGCTTGTAATAGAGCTTGCACAAAGCGATATGGTTAACACAACCAACGGTTACGGACAATCATTTGTTCAGTCTCGACCACGCGTAACCGAAACAGTTCAGTTTATAGCCGGAGGGCGCACTTACTGGATTATTGATAAAGATGTTACAGTTAATCCGCACCGTATTACCGTTAAGGCAGATAAAACAGGCTTCGACCCTGAAGATGAGATTATTGAAGGAGGAATCGGTTCAATCTTCGCAAATGTAAAAGGTGAAGGAACTGGTCAGATAAAGCCATTACGCCCACGCAGGTATAAATATCAGAATACATTCTGGATTACAGACGATACAGACGTTGTGACCGGAACTAACATGACTACTGCTATATCATGGAATCCTGTACCTGGAAGTAATTTATTATGGATGGAAGGTCTTCGTGACATGGAAATGCGTAACGAGAACTCAAAGGGGAATATATGGATGTTTGGTCGTCAGACCGATCCTAATAACTGGGTTCAGTACTCAGAGGTATTCGAGGAGAATGCAAGTATTCCAGGAACACAGGGATTGATCGAGTTTATCCAGCAAAACGGATATGACTTCCAGTATGATCCAACTGATTTTGGTATTGAGGACTTACGTGCCTTAGCTAATTACTTCCATGATATTAACTTGGGAACAAGTGATATTATGCTATTGCAGGGATATAATGTTAACCAATTGATTGAAACATCAATGGCTGATAAATTGAATTATAACTGGGTTCTTGGAGTTTCTGACCGTGCTATTGCGCAGAGTGTTTCCAAGAATTGGGGCGTTGGCGAAGATCGTAAATACAATGCAGAAGGAGCGTTTATTAATTTGGGCATCACCGGATTTGGATTGGGTCAGTTTACTTTCATGCAAACATCCGCACCAGAGTTTAATAATGCACAAGGACAGGGAGCTATTGGCTACAAGGACTGGATGATTGCTGCGCCGTTTGGCATGGCATCCGTAGAAGGTGAAGATAACGTTCCTTACATCGGTTATGAGTATAGAGGTTCAAACGGGTATAACCGCGAGAATGAAGTATGGACGAAATCCGGTGCTGGAAACAGAGCAATAACAGGACGTTCAGATTTATACAAAACATCTGAATTAGATGGTTGTTTCTTCTATGTACGTTCAGAATTTGCACCTCACTTCGCATTAGGAGACCAGTTTGCACTATTCCGTCCAGAAGGCTCATCAGCAAGTTAATAAATAAGGTTTCTATCATGTTTTTAACCCCAAGGATTAAATTCTTTGGGGTTTTTGCTTTACAATAAAAAATGACATATCTTTGGGTCATGGAAAGTAAAAAGTCTCAAAAGATTTTCTTTGAAGAAAGTCATCACAGATTTATGAATGAATACAAAGAAACAACCGGATTATCTATTCAAAAATTTGTTTCTGATGCTATAAAGGAGAAGATAATGAGATTGGATATTGAGCAGACCCTAAAAGATCAAGAACTTTTAAATAATTAAAGCATGTTATTAATAGACGACAAATTAGTTTCAAGACGTGAATTAGCCGATAAATTCGGTATAGATTTAGTCAAATTAGAAAAACAGCCATCATTTGAGATAGACAAGAGTAAAATATCAAATGACAGGGCTAATGGGAATGTTGCAAAGGTGAATGCCGGAACATCTATCCGATCTCACTTTTATGCGGTAGATGCAAAAACAGGGCTTACAATAGAAATAAAGTACGCTAAAGGCAAGAGTGAAAGAACTGTTGGCGATAAGAGATATACAGAGTATTCTCCACGCTATGTTCGTTTCTTTAAGGAGTTGCAAGACGGAGGTCAGCACTCAGGAACTAAATTCTCTTTTCAGGATGATTTAGATTTAGCGATGTACTTCTGCCTTCATCCGCAAAATAAATTTTCTCCACTAAGGAGTAAAAGCAAGAAAACAACAGTTGGCTATGAGTTTATCGACAGTAAGGCGAGGGCAATTGATAAAATGAGCAATCTAAATAAAACAGCAGAATCTATGGCTCATGCTAAGGATATTGATGATTTCAAATTAGTTATCATGTGTAAAGGGCTTGGATTTCAGAAAGTTGATTCAAAAGAGCTTGATACACTTAGAGCGGACTTACTGGAGTTTGCTTTAAATAAACCGGAAGCATATATGACAGCCATAGAAACAGGGATAGTTCATTCAGAGGGATTGATAATCAACCTTATTGACAGAGGTGTTTTATCGCTCACAAAAACACATGGAGTTCGTCAATGGGAGTGGACATCAGGGGAAAGGGAAGGAGAGCCGATAGGTTCCCCAATAACAAATCCTACCCAAGATGCCAAGTCGTCTATTAAAACATTTATATTAAACAATATACATACCTATAACTCTGTTTTAAATTCTACAACAGATGCTATAAATGCTAAGGAAAAGGCTAAGGCTTTCTTTAAAACTGATGTAGAGGAGAAAAAAATTGTTGGTGATGCTTTGCCGGAACATTTAAAATCAGTTAATCAGGAATTGTATGAATCGACACCTTTACCAGTAGATTTCCAGTCAGCCAAAGAGTATGTTGGTGCTAAGGGATACGCAAAGATTCCAACTAATGTAAAAACATTTTTAGAGGCTATAAAAGCCGGAGATGTGACAGAGGATAATGCAAGTGCCTTTTTAAGACAATTATATGAAAAGTAAGTGAATTAAAAGTTTATATATTTATTTTAAACCCGTTGGTATTCAATTATCAATGGGTTTTTATTTTAAAAATATATATCTTTGGTTTATGATAAGTGTAGTAGAACTTTACAATGATACGCAACAACTCATGAAGAGTGGAACATCTGGTTATACTACTCAAAATGCATGGAATAGCGCACTATCTTCTGTTCAGAAAGAATTGATTGAATACCTTTTTCCTTTCTTTGAGAATAACACACAGGTTCAGGATGCTTTAGGGCCATTCGTAAAATCTGTAGCACCAGCATCAGTAACGAGTGCTGGATTAACTAAGCCATCTGAATATGCACATTTTTTATCAGCGAGTATAGATGGCTATCCGGTGTATCCGCAGAAATCAAATTCAAAAGCTATAATAAACAATCTAAGCATTAGGCAACCAAGTACAATACATAAATTGTACTACTACTATATGGAAGATGATAAGATTAAGTTTTTGCCGTCAGCAACGCATATTGTGGGGTATACATATATAAGAAAACCTGCCGATGCATCAATTGTTTTGACTGCTGTATCATCTGATGACGATGATTACATTACAGCGACAGCAGGTGCAGATCTGGAGTGGCCATCAACTATGTTTAATATGATTTTATACATGATGCTTGACAGATTGGGTCTGGAACAAAAGGAACAAATTATTATGCAATATGCTAATTTAGGAATACAAAAGGAGGCGATAAAACTATGACCGTAGCCGAATATATTGAACTTGTCTATTTGCGTGTAACTGGCGGTCAGCCAAGTACTGATAATTCTGTTATGTTGACTGATATACGGGCTATGCTTCCTGCTGCTGCTAATTACGCAATGGATAAGGCGTATAATATTAATCTTAGAGACGAAGGTGACAGAGATGTTCCAAGTGAGTTTTATGGTCAGTATGACGATGTTCCAATCGACAGAACAGGAAAGATTCCGTTTATAGAACTTGTTAAAGGTGTAGTTCCATTAAAGATAGGTGCTGGGATCAGGTTTGTTTACGATGATTGTGGTGGGCAATATTCACCACTATCAGACTCGGATATGTCAACCATAAACTATTACGGTAAACAGATGGATGGAATGAAGTGGTTTAGGCGTATTGGAATGAATTTAAACTTGTACGGACTGAACCCGCTTGCAGGAGTTTTAAATTATCAGGCAGTAACCAGGATAGAGGAGCTTGAAGATACGGACGAAATGCCAATACAGGCAGGTTATGAAAAGGATGTTTTAGATATATTGATACAGCATTTTTCAGGACAAAGAAGTATGCCGTATGATAATATAATAGATACTAAAGATGTAAATTCAGCGAAATAATGGAGCAAAAAAAAGCACTGGGTTGGAGCAATGATAAGTCATTAATAGAAAGTGATAATAATTATAGCAATAAATACAATGATTTTAGATATAGAGTTATTGACGTTGTTATAGATAATTCTAAAATGGAAAGATTATCCAGATTGGATTTTACCGATAATACACAGGAGTGCTTTACCCCTGATGGGCGGAGGTTCTATAAATCATTAGAAAAACAAGAATAATGAGCAAATCACTAATACCATTAGAAATAATAGCAAGTGATATTTGCTCTGATTTGGGCGATTCTACTGGGAAGTGGAAGTTTAAGATCACCAAGCACTTGCTTTCAGCTTACAGAAAAATGCATTTATTCGTAGATCATGAAATGGATATTAAAACAGCCGTTTTAGAATATGATAATGTAGTAAGTCTCCCGTGTGATTTTGTTTATGAGACTAAGGTTGGCATTATGCATAATAATTGCCTTGCTGTATTGACATTAGATAAAAGTATTAAGGCAAAAAGTTTAACAGATACGGAGTGTACAAATTACCTGAATGATATATGGTCTGGTTCGTTTAGCGGGGATGGCTATCATTTTTATAATGCATACAGAGGGTCTGCATCACTCGGAGAGTTGTACGGAATGGGCAGACATGTAACTAATAATGGATTTTACAACCTGAACAGGAAGGATGGCGAAATTTATATAGGAAGTCATGTGCCTGTTGGGGCGGAAATAGTTGTTGAATACAAATCGGATGGGGTGTCTGATGGATTAAAACTTGTTCCTATTGAGATGAAGGAAGCATTGGAATTTTATGCTAAATTCCGGTGGTATGCAGATAAAAACATTACGCAGAGCCAAGTAAATAAAAACTATTATGAAGAAGAGTATTTCAGGATAAAAAGGCTGTACAACTTCAAGTCTGCCCTTTATATGACATCAAAAATTAACGAATTTTTCAGCCCTACAAATTATTAAGGAATGCCATCACCATTAAAAAAAGTACATACACAAACATTTGAGGGTGGTATAGTAACGACAATAGCTCCCGAACTCCGGCAACCAAATACGGCTGAGTATATCCTTAATTGCGATATATTATCGTCTGGAGAAGGGAATGTAGGTATTTTAACAAACCAGAAAGGTAATATCCTTGTTTCTACCCCGTTACCTGATGGAGAAAATAAGACTATTGGCTATGCATTAGATGAAGAAAGCGGACGGTTTTATTTTGCTGTGTGGAATAGCGATGGATACAATACATGGTATCAGTTTGATTCGGTAGAAAGAAAAGTAAGTATTGTGCTTCAATCTATTACAGATACAGGCGGTATTGACATTTTAAGATGGGACAAAAATTTTAAGATACTTCACGCAGATGTTGTTAGAAACAATCTACTATATTGGGTGGACGGATTAAATAATGCACGTAAATTCAATATAAAAAAAGCTAAGGATAAATCAATAGAGGGTTATGGGTCAGTTATACTTGAAGAATACATAAACGCCTATAAGCACGCTCCTTCCCTTTCTCCATTTCCAGCTTATGCTACCGATTCGACCATAAATTTTAACAGGTTATATGGAGGACTGTATAAATTTGCTTCCAGATTTATTTATGATGATGGTGAAAAAAGCAATTACAGCGATTTTAGCATTGTTCCAATACCATCAGCAGAAGGGTTTACCGGAATTGATGCTATACCAATTAATAACAATGTAATTAAAATATCCGTAGAGACAGGGAGCAGGATTGTTGACAGAATAGAGATAGCCATGCTAAGGACTAATATAGAAGGAGGTTTCTATAACTGGAAGTCCATTTGTTTGCTGGATAAAGATAAGTTGGGTATTCCAGATGGAAGCACTCATATTTATTCGTTTTACAACGATTCCAGATATGAAGATACAGATAATGAAAAAATAATAAGGCCATATTCATTTATGCCAAAAAAGCCATTGTGTCAATCATTTGTTGGTAATTCAATGGTTTATGTAAATGGGTATGAAGGATTTAATCCTGTTGTTATTGATATTGACACATCTGTTACATACAAAGAACCTTTTGAAGCTGATGATATTGTTAATGGGTTTAATGCACCAATATTCAATTCATCAACAGCAGATTCTGATTATTATGGAGTTGATGACGTATATGCGTGGGATGCTTATGGTAATCGTGCATTAGTAATATATCCAGTAAGGTTTAATGTACATATATTAACGATTGGGTTTGATGTAAAAAAGGGCAATGTATTTGTATTGCAAATAAGCACTGTTGATATAACTATAATTTATACCGCAACCATATCTGACACAGCGGTAACGGTGGCAAATAATATCAGGCTCCAACTTCTTGCTACTGGTAGAATATATCGGGAAACCTATGATATAGGTGTTACAGATATTTTTAATAATGAATTAGATGGTAGTGGAAATATTACATTCAGGTATATATTTAAGTCTAACAGAAAAGCAAATTACGCCGCCCCGTATACATTTGTAAATCCAGTTCAATTTAACACACTAAAAGATAATGGATTTAGTGTTAAGAATATAAAAATGGGATTTCCTGTTAAATTGGGGATAGAATACGAGGATTTTGATGGGCGGAAATCGCTAACTTATACAGACGATAGTTTAATAACAAAAATTGCTACAATAAATGAAAAACTGGGCATAAAAGTTCCGGTAATTACGCTGCATATAAATCATAAACCTCCAATATGGGCAAGGTACTATCAAATAGTTCGAGCTAATTACTACGACAGATTTATTCAGTTTATGGTTCAGAAGGTTTTGGATGTGGCAAGCACTACTACTACTAACACACTTGACCTTATTGTAGGGAGTTTGTATACCTATCAGAAAGTACACCCAAATACAACATTAAAGTATCAGTTTGCTAAAGGAGATAGAATACGCTTTTTATACAGTGTTGATATTGATGTTGATCCACATGTAAAGACTTATTATGATTTTTTTGAGACCGAAGTAGTTAGTTATCAAGAGTCAACCACAGAAACTATCAATTCAAATGTTGTTGTGAATGGAACAACAACGGTAACGGTAGCTTCTGCAAATGCTGATAACATAGGTAAGTATATTTTAATAGACGGCAATCAAAGAGAGATCATTGCTGCTCCAACATCAACAACCTATACATTGAATAGTCCGATAGGAGGATCAGCAACTTATTTTACATACAGCTTAATTGATTACAGGTCATCTATACGGATAAGAAAGCCAAATGCAAGTGTTATTGAGATACTTGATTTTTCAGTTGTAGAGGTTTACAGTCATACATCAGCAAATGAGGGTGGAACAAGTTTTTATGAGTTTTCTAAGAAGTTTCAAATAAATAACTACGGAACAGAAAATGCAACTCATGGTAGCGATGTGCAACAACAGACAGATTTGCTACCAGCTATTGTATCTATATCAGACGGAAATGTTTATATAAGAAGTAGAGAGTTTCCTATAAACAATATCTTTCCGGGAACTCAGGTTGAAATTGGGATGGTGGAAGATTTAAGCTACTCTGACTTTTATGAAAGCAGAATAAATGATAATGGCCGTATAAACAAAGAGGATAACGGAGACGGAGAGGTTCATTTTGGCAGCAGGTTCAGGTTCTCTAATAACTTTATTGAAGATACCAGAATAAACGGACTTAATGATTTTGATAATTTAGACAGAGAAGATTACAACGATCAGTATGGCGATGTTAAATTGATTAAATTTGATGAGAACAGGTTATTTGCATTCAAAGAATTAAAAGATTGCTGGATACCTGTTAGAAATGTTCTGACACAAGATAATAACGGAGCTTCATTATTGGTTGGAAGCTCTAAATTGTTAAATCCTATTCAATACTTTGATTGGGATGGCGGGATTGGTAATAATCCAGAGAGTTACGCAAATAATGGCACACATCATTATCATGTATCTGCAAATTCAGGAGTTGTGATAAGAATCGGAGGAAGTGGTGTGATACCAATTAGCTCTATTTATCAACTTGATAATGTAGTAAGAGAGTATTTAAGTGAAGCGTCAAAAAATGGGGCAGATATTTATGGTGGATTTAATAGAAAAAAGGACAATTACCTATTTTCTATTGCTGACTATCAAAATTTTATTTTCAATACAAATTTTGATGAAGCCAAATGGGTACTGGTAAAAGATTCAATACCAAATGGTTCTATATTTGAAATACTATCAAGTCCTACTCATGGGTCGCTGGCTTTAAGTACGGATTTTATTACATATACCCCAACTACGGGCTATGTTGGTTCTGATACCTATTCTTACAGGGTTTTTGTTGCCGGATCGTGGTCAAGCCCAGAGAATGTATGTATAGATATTATTGAAACTATTCAACCTACGGCATGGAGAGCAAAAGAAAGTAGCTACTTCTGCGTAACAGATATTGGCAATAATACAGGGTATAAAGGATGGGCTACTTTAGAACAGTACTATATATTTTCAGGTGTTGCAACAGGTGTTGAGAAGCCAAATTTGGAAACAGATGCTGATTATAATGCGCCTGTATATGATGCAACAACATGTGAAACTATTCAACCTATAGATATTTATCTATCTGCTACTTCTGAATATTCAGATTCTACCTCTGGCACTACAATAGTAAGAGAGGTTACAATTACTGCAACATTGTCAAATATTTTAACAAATGATATTACTGTAATTGCGACTGTTAATCAGACAATATCTAATATTGGAGTAGGAGGCAATTCGCAAGCAGATGTTGTAATACTAATACCAGCTGGTAATCTAATTAATACTGGCTTAGCTTACTTTACTATATCATTAAATGATGAACTTTTTTCTGGAAATCCAACATTAAATCAGATAATATATTCCTATGTAGGGCCAGAGACAATAAATGTGATATGAGTTATACAACTTTAGAAAATACGCCAATAGAAATTGATTTAACTGTTCAAGCAAATAGTAATGGGGCTTTATCATGGAGTTTGGCAACACACTCAAGAAATGTTCAACAACAAAGTCTGGAAGTGTGGTAATTGAGCAAACAGGAGATACTTGTTAAGATATGGGAAGCTATACAATAAATAAAAACGCAACACTCGCAGTAAATGTGACAGATGATTATACTGATACAGGCTGGACTATTCAGGGTGCTTTAGCTGTACATAGTGGTTGTAATGCCGGGTATATTATTAATAGTGGTATAGATTTAGTGATTGGAGAATCGTACATAGTTAAGTACAATGTAGAGTCCATAACCAGCGGGTATGTGAGGGCTTTATTAGGAAATACTTCTGGCACAAATGTTACAGTTGCTGGAGAATTTGAGGAAGAGTTGCTGGTAGCAGGAAATACAGATTTTAGCTTTTATTCCAATGGAAATGTGTCTATATCCGTTCTAAGTATATACCCTTCTTCCCAATTATTAATCAACAATGGTAAAACATTGTCTTTTAATGAGGCTAATAATAAATGGGTTAATTATCAATCATTCCTACCAGACTTCATGTGTAAGTTTGTTAATAGCTTCTTTTTGTTTAAAGATGGTGAATTATGGGAAAACGATGTGAATGAGGTTAGAAATAACTTTTTCGGAGTACAGTATCCATCTAAAATTGTTTTTTATGTAAATATAGAGCCAACAGCAATAAAGAACTTTTATAGTATGAGGCAAAAATCAAATAAAGTTTGGTCTGTACCAGAAATAAACATACTTCCGAGAGAGGGGAAATCGCAGGGACAACTATCCAGATTAAAGAAGGGAAGATTTAACAGACTGCAAGGAGACTGGTTTGCGGACTTTATGAGAGATATGAATGATCCAAGATTTATCATTACCTTAGATGCGTTAACTAAAGGTGCAGAATTACAGGGTAATATTATGAAAATTACGATGGAAAATGACGATATAACAGAGGTTCGTCTTTTAAGTACAGATATAACAGTTTCACAACAAAATTATACATATTAATACAATGTCATACGCTTTACCAAAAAAAAACTATTTAGAGTCAGCCCTAAGCGGAGCAGCCACAGGCTTTTCTTTAGGAGGGCCAGTTGGTGCAGGAATAGGAGCAGGTATTTCATTAATTCCATCTATATGGAAGGGAATACAAGGGATAGGTCAGCGCAAAGCAGCCAATAAGATCAATCCTATTAATCCAGGTTATGAAATGAATCGAGGTGTTATAGACAATGCGAGGATTCTTCAAGAACGTTCAAATAATTATTTAATGCCAGGATACGGTCAGGCGATGGATAATATAAGCGGGACGTATTCTAATGCATATAATCAAGGTGTTCAAGGAGCTTCATCAGGCGGTGATGTACTTGATTTAGCGGCGAAGTTAGCTTATGGGCAGGGTCAGCAGACTAACGCTTTGGCTACCCTAAATGCACAGGGTGCAGAGGGTGCTAAGTTACAATCACTGCAAGCTAACACATTGGCAGGAGAAGAGTATCAGGCTAAGAATGCTTATGACAGGGCGCAATACGATGCCAAATTAAGAGAGAAGGCAGCACTATTGGAAGGTGGATCACAGAACTTGTATGGAGCATTAGATATTGGATCTTCGGTTGCCGGAGCGTACCTTAATCCAAAGAAATTTGTGAATACCACAAACCAAAATGGAAATAATGCACAGCAACAGGGTTCAATATTCGTTTAATAATGGCAGACTATAATTCAGTACCACTCGGACAATCAGGAACAGGTGCAGCATTTGTTTTAGGACAAAGCCAAGCTGCAAATCAACTGTTGGATACTATTGATAATAACCAAAAAGTACAAGCACAACAGCAATTATTTGACAAGCAACAAGCGCAACAAATAGCTAAGTCTTATCAGGACAATTTATTTAAAGCAAAAAATGGTCAATTATTTAGTGATGAGCTACGTGATCTAACCAATAAGCATATAAATCAAGGAATCGAATACAAAAAGCAGGGGTGGGATATATATAACCCAGATCCAAATAATCCGCAGCAAATGCAAGCCTACCAACAGTATGTGACTGACAGGAACAGGCTCACGAATTTGTATGATACAAGGGAGGCAATTGAAAAGCCTTATTTAGAGCAGCAATCTGAAATATCTAAGGCTGGTGCTGGAATTTTTGATCCAGAGAGTATAGCGAAACAACATGATTTTGTAACAAAAAATAGGTTACAGGATATTTTGGCTAATAGTATGCAACTACCCTATGTTAGTAAATCTTTCGATCCTAATTCAGTAATATCAAAGGTTACGCCATCTCAATATGGTGACGAATATGTGTTAGGGAATAAAAAATATAAAACCGTTAAATCATTAGTCCCAGAAACAACTAAAAGCTTAATAAATCAATGGCAGAACACACTCGGTGCTCCTGAGTATATATTTAAAAAAACAGGCGGGTATAGCATATCTGATTTAAAAAACATGCCAAATAGTAGAGAGGCTATTGTACAAGGTTTGGAAGAAGATTGGGATGGAGATAGGAACTTTCGGTCTGAATTAGCTAAACCTCCTTATAACATAAAAGAGAAGAATAGTATAGAGTTTAAAAAATTTGTCAATGAGAAGGCGGATAAAGATTGGAATGCAAAGCAAATATGGGATAGCGAGATTGAGTCAGGGTTAACACAAATATTACCAAAGGTTAAGAGATCAGAATCTGTTCTTCCTATGAAAGAAGATAACTGGAAGGAAAAGTTAGATTATGCCAATTCTCTTAAAAAGAAGGATGATGTTGTTAATCCTGTCACAATAGGCAATATTGAAAGTTATGTGCCTACAATTAGGCAGGACGGCAGTAGGGTTAATGAGAAGGGTTCTAATCTATTCACTCAAAACTTCAATAATGAAAAAGTTACAATAAAGCCAAGCAAGGTTACAGACCCATTAACAGGATACTCATATATAAATACAGAACCTTTTGATATGAATGTCGGATCAGTTTCAATGGTACCGGTATTTAAAGATTTAGGTAATAATGATAAGAGAAATGGGTCAGAGCTTTCTTTCAGGCAATTAGAAGAAATATTATTGGGTAAACATAAGTCGTTTAAATCTAATAATATTACGTTCAATCCCAAAGTGTATGGGACAAGAACTGTAACTTTTTCTGATGGGTCTATAGGAACGAAAGGGGTAGAAGTACCTTATGATGCAGTTAAAGGAAATAAAAATGTTCCAACTGCAAACTTTGACAAAACATTTCAACAATTTAAAGATGCAACAAACAGTCCTGAATTTAAGTCGTTGACAGCTAAACAAAGATTAGACTGGATTAAACAAAATTTTAATTTAAAATAAAATGGCAGAGGAAGAAAATCCATTTATGACCAGCCTCAAGGCTATAAAGAATAAAAACAAAACTGTCACTATTGAAAAATATGATGAAGTAGATGCGTTCGGTGATTTAGGCGTAAAAAAAAAAAATTTTACTCCCGTTTTAAAGAGTACCTCAAAGCCATCTTCAATTGGTTGGCTGAACGACCAAGGTTTCCAATACGGTGGGAATAATCCTGAAATACCAACAGTATTAACTAATAAGGGAAAGATAGACTATTCTATTGGTCAGGTTAAAAAAACAATAGAAAGGCAAAATCTATCAGCAAGGCTAAAAAAGGCAACTGGTGCCTATGATGCTTCGCAAGGGGAAGGTGCTTCTGATAATATAATGCAAGCTCAAGCCAAAGAGTACGAAGCTCAAAAAATCAAAAGGAATTCATTTGGTACTGACTTTCAATTAAAATTAGCTTCTGGAATAGATCAGTTAGGAAGAATGGTAACATCAATTCCTTCATCTTTCGTTGATTTAGTAACATCGAGGTTAAATTCTCCAGGAAATCAACCAAGAATTGATGCTGAATATCTTGGTAAATTAGCTGAAGAGACTATAGGACTACCGGAAGAATACAACCCCTTAAGTCCAAATAACTACCTAAGTTCCATGTATAAGGAACGTGCTAAAGCAAACCAAGCTTTAGCCTTAAAAGGTTATGATGGAGGTATAACAAAAGCATTACAAGATGAAAACTATGCTGATGCTGGTAAACTAATGGCTCTTGGCATTACTGAGAGTTTACCTGTTATGATAGGACTATTGACATCAAGAGGAGCAGGAGTAAGTAAAGGAGTTTCTTTATTTGGTATGGGCTTAGGAACAACCGGAACAACTTATGAGGATTTAAAGGAATCAAACCCTAACATTAACAAGAATACTCTATATATAAATGCTGTTTTAACTGGGATAGGAGAAGCAGGTTCTGAATTGGTAGGTACTAGCATGTTGTATGATCAAGGCAGAAAATTATTTATAAAAGGAGCAGAAAAAGAGGCAGAAGAAGTCGTTAAAAAGGGTATTCAGGGTTATTTGGATAAATCATTTAAAAAAGCATTCGTGGGTTCTGCTGTATTAGGAGATATGTCAGGAGAAGTTGCTAATCAGGTTTGGAAAAATGCTACAGATAAATGGTCTGGAGTCGACCCAGAAAGAGATTTCCTTGAAGGTGTAGGCGATGCAGCATTGATAAGCTTAGGTATGACAGGAGGTATAGCAAGTCTTACTAAGGGGATCTCTAAAATAGTTAATCCTAAAACAAAACAAACCATTACCAAAGATAGTGAAGCTATTAATAGACTAACTTCTGAAATTGACAATCCTAATATCAGTTCACAGGAGAAAGAAGTATTAATGAGCGAGGTTGGTAACATGACCGAGAAAATTAACGACCATATTGATGAAGATAGTAAGGTTTACAACAGTTTAACTGATGTACAAAAGGCTAATGTAGATGATTTGGTGACTGAATCAGAGAAAATTGAACAGATAATCAATAATCCAAATATATCTCCTGAAACTAAAGCACAATTACAAATTAAATTGGATGGTATTAACAAGGAGTTAGATGGTATTAAGCCAGAAAATAAATCTGCTGCTAATCTGCCATCAATTGAAAATCCTGATATAACCGTAGAATCAGGCGGTAATAAGCAAAATTTAAGTGTTGATGATGTAGATTATTTGAAGTCTTTAAAATTAAAATTGGTTGATGATGTATTGAATCAGAAAATAAATGGGCAGAGTTTATTGATAAAAAACAATGAGGTTGCTGATATGATTCAGAAATTATTGGATGGTAGAACTAAAGAAAATAAACAGTCTACTATATCAGGTACCCAAGATGTAGATAGTACAGAGCATGTTGTAAAATTAGCAGAGATGTTCCATGAAGAAGTAAATGATAAAAATGAACAAGGAACTCCATTTAAAGAAACTAAGGCTGATGTACAGCCAGTATCTACCGAAACAGAAAAGGTTACAACTGGTGATCAAAATGTTGAAACTGATAAAGTAGAACCTAAAAAATACGGGTATGAAGATGTAAATGATAAGGAAGCAGGTAGTGGTGTATTTGAACCAAAAAATCAAAACTTTACACAATTTGCAAAGGAAAATGGTTATCCTGATGATTATGACACATCTTTCCAAGCACAATTATTAGGCGGCAGAGGGTTAGAGGGGAAACGTCAATCCAATCGTTCTATTAAAGAACAAGACGATGCCTTTCAAGCAATGAAGAACAAAAAAGCCGAAGGTAAAAAAGCATACGAACAAGCAATATTGGACGGAAAAGTTATTGATCCTGATGGCAAATTAACCAGAGGAGGAATTTTAAAAAGGGATTATGATTTTGACAAAAAAGAATTAGAATCAAAAATAGCCAATGCAGAAAGGGGTATAAAAAACATTGAAGGGTTTGGTAAAATGTCGCATCTTGATAATGGCAAACTTAAAAAAGGTTATCAAAGAGCAGTTGATGATTACAACGAAATAATATCAAAGCATAAAGAAACACTTTCCGAGATAAAAACTGAATACAATAAAGCAGTAGAACAATCCCTACCCACCAAAGAAGCACCCACAAAATCTGTTGAAACTACATTTAAGCCATTTGTAGATATTGTTAACTCAAAAACCAATGTAGATGAAGCGTTTAGTGCATCGCAAAATGTTAAAGGTGTATCACAAATCGTAGCCGATGCCTTTAGTGAGAAATACAACCCTAACGGAGATTTATCGCCAAAACAAGCCTTTACTAATTTTTACAACGAAGTAAAAGGGGTTAACCCTGAAACACCCAAAGCAGGTAGTGGTGGTGTAGGGGATGTGGAAACAAAACAGCAAATTGAAAACTTTGGAGTACCTAAAGAAGCTATAAAAAATGAACAAGGAACTCCATTTAAAGAAACTAAGGCTGATGTACAGCCAGTATCTACCGAAACAGAAAAGGTTACAACTGGTGATCCTGATGGACTCGGCAGGAGTGTACGATCTTCCAAAGAAGGACAAAGAACCGATTCAGGGAAAAAAGACACAAGACTACAAGCAGCCACAGCAGAACGAAAGGCCGCAGTAAGCGACATGTTATCATTCGTGAACAAATCCCGTGGCACACTATCAATCGGAGCAGATGTGGCAACATTCACAGCAAAACTTGCTAAAGTGATAGAATCGTATGCAAAAGAAGGGATTGTAAAGCTTGTTGATGTCCTTAGCACAATGAGAGATGACTTTGGCGATGATTTTATGGATGAACATAAGTATAAGGTTGAAGAGGTGCATAGTAGAGGTATTGAAAATACATTTACCGACAAGTTAAAGCTGGGCATTGAAAGCACAGAGGTTGCAGAAACGCTCAACAATATCGAGAGGGAATCAGGCAGAGAACAAACACAGTACGAAAAGGAATACTTCAAAGCGAACTTAGATGCGGCGTTTGCCCACGGTGTAGCTATAGTTGAGGCAGCAAAACAAGAGTATGGGGATAACTATGTAGAGGAAATGCTTGATTATATTGCCAAAAACAAGGTGAATTACGATAGTGAATCTTTGGCGATAATCTCTTTGGAAAATGATTTGGAATATCGTATTACCAAAGAGTTTGAAAATTCCGATAAGTTAGAAGACCAACTTAGCAAGGTGCGGAAAATATCTGGTGAAATGCAAAGGCAGAAGGCGAGGGGTGTTGCGTTTGGAATACTTAGGAAAATTGGGCGTGTTGGGTGGGAAATTGAGAAGGTGACAAAGGATTTTTTCTCCAATAAAGACAATGCCTCACGGGATAAGGTTAACAAAGCGATAAAGGCTGATGGGAATGATATAAATAAACAGGCAGAGGAGAACGAGCAGAAGAATGCCGAAAGCTCTATAATAGACTTGAAAGATGTTGATGTAAACGAAAAACAGATCAACAAATCTAAAGCCAAGAGCATAGCAAATTATCTTCGATCTTTAAAAAGCGGGAGGGATCCACGGGCTGTTCTTGGTTCTAATAATATATCTGCCATTTTGGACTTCTTTAGGGATGGGGCTCTTGAAACAGTAGCTACTACCGTAGAACTTGGTGGTAGTGTAGCCGATGGCATAAAGAAAGCTGTTAAGAACATTCAGGCAGAGCAAAGGAAAAAGAATCTAAAAGCAACGGATTTTGATGTTTTAGAAAAAGCTCTTACTGATGATATTTTGGGCAATAAAAAAGAAAAATCGGCTCTTACCCCAGCACAAAGGCTTGAAAAAGCCAAGGAAAGCATCCGCGAAAGAATGGTGGACATAAAACAGCAGATTGCGGACAAAAAGGTAGAATTGGAAGCACGGGGTATCAAGTTTGAAAAAGATGCTGAATATAAAAGCCTTGTACGACAATTAAAACATATCAATGAACAAGCGCAACCGTTTTTGACAGATAAGAGCAAAGACTTACTTGACGAACGAAAACAAAAAGCTATTGTAACAAAATTAGAGAATGAAATCGCTGATTTAGACGAACAAATTACACAGAATAGCAAGAAAGCCAAGTCGGTAGATAAAAATCCTGCTACAAGCCCTTTAATAAACGATCTGAAAGCTCTTAAGAAGGTTAAGCAGGACTTGTTGAATGATATTGACCCTGATGTAAAAGAAGTTGTCAAATCGGCTCTTATAGAGGCTGGCTATGGGCGTGAGATTACTGTTACTACTAAGGAAGGCAAAGAAAAAAGGACTGTGTTAGATTGGAAAGAACTATCTACGGCGCAAGATATAAGCAATGTAGTTGATAAGGTTTTGAACAAACAAGGTTATTCGCAAGTTCAAAAAGACAGGATGAAGGTTGCGATACAAACAGAACTTAACAGGATTAGGACTGAATTTATAGAAAAGAACATTCAATCTGAATTGGATAGGCGAAATATGCCTAAGAGTACAGAATCTAAAACTTATGCGAAAAGATTGGCAGAATTGTATAATTACAAATTGTTCGATAAATACCCTAACCAATACGATTATTTACTGAACAGCGCATTGGGCATGAGCCTAAGTGACCAAAAACTATTCTTTCAGGCAAAATCGCTTGCAAAATCGCTTGCGGAAGTTTACCAAAAATTAGACCCTGCTACTGGTAAAAAATATAGCGAGTTTGCCGTATCGGAGATAATAAGTCAAATAAACAAACAAATAGAGAACGTTCTTACAAAAGCTGTTAGAGGGAAGGCATCAACTGTACTCAACTTTATGAATATATTGCAAGCTTATATTGGCGGTAATCTTAGAAACAAACTTACCGGAGTGCGAAATATTACTGAAAACATACTTTCGGGATTTACCGAGCGTAATATACAAAACTTGCATAATTTTATGACAAACGGTTTAAAGGGTGGAAAGTATGACACAAAAGAACTTCGGAAGTCAAGAAAGCAAGATGCCTTAAAACTTATTGAAGATACCATACTCAATGCTGGTGGCGAGTATGGTGGAACTGGAAGCCCATTCGTGTCAAAGAATATGATAATGGATTCAGTTAACGAATGGGTAGATAAGGGAAAATACAGCAAAATAAATCATTTAATAACCTCCATAATAACCGTTAGATATGGATTAGAGGGAGCGGATAGCTATAATAAAATACGTCTTACAGAGTATCAGTTTCAAGAGAATATGATAAGAGTTCTTACAGACAGGAGCAACCCAAATAAAATGAGCCATGAAGATGCTCGTGCGTATGTTTCTGAAAAACTTACTGGTCAGAGCAAATCTGATGCTTTAGAAAAAGCTAAAAACATCATCCAAGAAATAAATAATAGTGCTGGTAAAGAGATGCTCAAAAACAACCCACAAAACGTAAATCGCATTGCTAATAACTTGATAAAAGATGCCTTAGTGAATGGACAAGCGATTACTCCTGATATGATAAAAGCTTCATTCAACGCTGCTTACAAAAGTGCCGGAAGGAGCATAGGGCATGAGGCGAACAATTTTGGGACACAGTTCTTGACTTGGGCTAATCAAAGGATGGATGGTGAAATCAGAAAAGCTGTCAAAGAGGAACAATGGTCTAAAGCTGCTGCATTGCAGGCTCTACAAATAATAAATAAAAACTTCATAAATCCTTTTGTCGGAGGTGGTCTTAACTGGACGGTATTAGGTCTGCAAAAAACAGGAGTTCCTGCACATTACTTGGTGGATTACAATGCCTATGAAAAAGTGCATCCGATAGATGTTACCACACCAGATGGTATAAAAGAACTTGATAGGACACTTACAACAAAAGCCAATCACAATAAAGACAATGCACGTACATTGACTGGGGTAGTGGTTACAGCCACTATTATAGGAGCATTATCTGCCTGGGTGGACGATGAAGAGAAAAAGAAGCTTAGAAAGTTTATGGATAACCACCCTGCTTTCGAGAAGGCATTTACTAAGTTGGCTCACCCATCAATGGTAGCCTACATGGCTTACGGAGATAAGGAAGGTAAATTTATCGCTTATATAAGAGCATTGTTGAACCAAAGGGCTGACACATTCAACCAAAAAGAAATGGCATTCAAGGCTACATTTGGCACATTGCCAAAAGGAAATGATGCGGCAGGGGTATTGGGGAACATACTTGGGGATAAAGCGGGGATACCATATTTGCCAACTCCGTTTATAAGGGATGTGAAAGAATTAATTAATGAGGTTAAGGGGGTAAAAGCAGCGAAAAAAAGCTATAAAACAAAAGGTTTTTGGAATGGTTTTTTTAAGGGTGGACTAACTGATGTTGTTGGATTAAGACCAAAAGAAAGTCCAGATAAATCCTCGAAAAAGCGAAGGAAGCGGAAGGATTAATATCCCAAATGGGGCATCAGAATAATTTTTTTTTAACATATATGTATTAAACGCATTAATTGCTTTTTTATTATATATTTGCGTTAAAATTAACAAAATGCCAGTATTTATCCAATCTTTTACATCGACTCAATCCGCAGACGGAAAAACAGTCACTCTTGCGGATACGTCTAACTACGGAATTAACTCAAATGGATATGTCCGATCTAATTTTACGAGACAATTTGTATTGACTGATTATGTAGGTACTGTATTAGCTACTATTACGCTTAATAACATAGACGATTCAGCTACATACACGTTAACAGAGGACTTACACATTAATATTACATTCAACTTAACTGGGATAGCCTCTTATACCTTATTGCAAAGCTACCCTTTTATGAGGATTACAGCCAATAAACTACAAAATGCACTAAAAAATGGGTGTTGTTTAGGTGCGGCGAAATTAAACGCTTTGAATGAGGCTACAAACTTTATAATCGCTGCTCAATTTGCTGCTCCAACAACGGATCATGCTGCATTTCAGACAAATATTAACTCAGCAAACCTGTTTTTAGATACGATTGTATAATGGTAAATTTATCAGTCATATCCGGGAAAGTAGATATTGCGAAAAGTTATTACTTAGAGTTAATAGAAAAGCACAGGCAAAAGTTAATAATTGGTTGTGATGATTATAATGCACATTTAGACTGCATAAAACTTCTGGTTAAAGCACTTGAATTTGATATAAAAGATCAGTATAATACTGATTTAACACAAGCAGTTTATAAAGCGCTATTGGGGGCTTTGGTAGGTTATTCTGGTTCGTATGACTATGATCCAAATACGGTTATTCCGGGTCAAACATTTGTCATATCAGGCGGAGCTTCTACAATAACAAGAACCAATTTAGATTTATTGCAGGATAATAATCTACAATGGTATTTACCTTTATTTGACGATGCTGGCGTAGCAATACCAGCAACATCAGTATTTGCAATCTATAATGGAGCATCATTACCCGGAATTCAGTTAGATATAACCCATATTCCGTATCGAATATATGGGTTTATAGATAACTCTGCGGCAACAATTCAGGTTACATATACGTATATTAATACACCATTGCCACCACCAATAACACCTATAAATAACGCATTCACTTACACATTACCATTTATATTAGCATAGTGAAATTAACAAATTTAAAACCAAATAAAAATGCCAAAAACAGTAATACCACTAAAATTGACTGGTGAGACATTGTCCGCCGAAGAATTAAATATGATTGTTAATAATCTTCCGTCAACAGCATTTGGCCAATATACTGCCTCGGTATACTCTAATGATCTTATTTCGAATGATAATAGCATACCTCAAATAACAGAAGGGTTGGAGGTCATATCTGCCACCATTAATTTAAAGTCGATTGCCAGTAAGGTTAGAATAAGATGCAATATGCCTTTTCGGCCGGGGAATGGTAGTGGAGAATCACAGATTATAGCAGTATTCAGAAACTTAGTACCCGATGCAATCGCTGCCGCAGCTATGAGTGCATTTAACCCTTCCAGTAATCAGGTACTCCCATTGGTTAGTACTGATTCTCCTGGGATAGCTGGAGACGTAACTTATACCATGCGAGTTGGAGCAAGTGCAGGCGGAATGTTTGTTAATCCAAATTTTGCAGGGATAGGAAAAGTCACAATGGAATTAACGGAGGTATTTTAGTAACATGATTTCATTAGTAGAAAAAAAGCCCTATAAATTCTCCGGATCAGGGGTAGTAGACAACAAGCTGACGATCCATTGGGGATGGGAAAAGATAGACGAACTGGGGCAATACCCAGTAATTGCTGCTATCATGCTAAAAAGAACAGACAGAACAGAGCATATTTGAGCCAGTTACTCATTCCTTTCTTACCCTGTATGCGAACCAACGGAGGTGACTATTTTCGGATTGGATGATAATATCATTGACATAACACTTATAACGATATAATGAAAATAATAATATACCTAATACTACTTGTATTTTCAACACTTGGAGCGTACTCACAAACAGTTACAATCCCATCAGGATCAACGGCGAGGGCTACACAGGCATATACAAAAAATGATAGCATCTACTTTCAGTTAGGTACTTACGGGTCTGTACGAGTTCCTGTCTATCAAGATGTTCAATATAAGACTGTTCAGACGCTTGTTCAAAGAAATGCTATTCCGTCTGCATTTAGAAAAGTTGGGATGATGGTTTGGGTTTCTGATGTTTCAAAACATTTTGTATTATCAGCTGGAATATCAAATTCTAACTGGGCAGCCCCTCCGGTAGATATATCCGGCAAAGCTAATTTGGCGGGCGGAAATTCATTTACCGGGGATCAAAATATTGCAGGAAATCTATCAGTATTAGACCTTATAGCAGCAAGCGGCGGGATTTCATCAAACGGAACTATTTTATCAAACGGAGGCATCTACGCTTCCGGCGGAATGGGGGCGGAGAATTTCTATACCATAACCGAAATAGAAGCCGGAACTAATATAAAAGCAATTGGCAATATAACAGGAGCTAATTTATCCGGAATAAATACCGGGGATCAGGACTTATCATTCAATGCAACAACACCCAGTACAAGCTCTGTAATAGGTATAAACGGGGTTACTTTAGGAACTAACACAATAGCAGCAACATTGCAAGCCTTATTGTACCCGTCACAGCCACCAACAGCCACATTAACCGGAGGCCTACAATTAGAGTTAATGGCCAGCGGTGCGGATTTACCTTATACCTTGAATTGGAGCGGAAGCAGGCAGGGAGCTACACAGAACTTATCAAGTATTGTAGTTGCTTCCGTTGCGCAAACATTTACCAACCCATCCGCTCCGGGTACGGTGTCAGGCACACAGGCGGTAAGCGTAACCCGGAATACCAATGTGACTTATGCCAATGTGGTTACTACGGCGGACGGCAAAACGAACACATCTACTACTACTTCGTTCAATTTTTTTCCGCGGAAATACTGGGGCAGGTCAGCAACAAATAGCCCGTCAAATGCGGATTTATTAGCCGCTTTAGGCGGGGGTAGCGAATTTGGTACAGCTAAGGCTAAAACATCATTCAATATTACAGCCAGCGGAACTAATTTTATTTTTTATGCCTATCCTACTTCGTTTGGGCTTTTAAGTTCTCTAACCATAGGAGGCTTTGAAAGTTTACCCACGTTCACGCAGTCTACGGTCAGCGTAACTAATGCATCAGGTTTTGTGCAAAATTATTACATATACACTTCAAATAACGCTTTCAGTTCGACTGCATCAAACATTATAGCACTTTAATTATGAAAAAGATACTTTATATTATTTTATTATTAGCCGGGTTTACGGCGGCGCAGGCGCAAGTGCCATTAGCTGGGTACGTCACCACTTTTGGCGGTTCTTATCCCACCCATTTAGATAGTTTGGGAATGGGTGGATACATGACGACATTTAACCAAACAAGCCGTAACGCCATTCCGGCAGCAAGGCGCAAAACCGGGATGATGGTACGCTATTCATCCGCTGATAGCACATTTGTTTTATCGGGCGGGATAGCGAATAGCAACTGGGTAGTTTTTGCAACTTCCCCGGATTTATCTGCTTATCAACCTATATCCCAAAAACAAACAAACTTAACCCCAAGTGCCAGCAACTACCCAACGGTTAATGCTGTGGTAGATGGTTTAGCTGTAAAAGCAGATATATCCTCTCTGAGTAGCTATGCAAAACTTTTAGGAGGAAATGTCTTTCCTGGTGGAAATCAAATTTATGACAGATCAAATGTTACTATTAATGCCTTTACCTCCCAAGGAGGTACTGTGACTGGGGGAAATTTATCAGTAGCTAAGAAAATAACTTCAGAACAATTAGAAACTGGAAAGTTAGTGGCTAGTGAAATTGAATCGCTTACAACTATTACCGCTACTCAAGGTTTTTCATTTTCAAGTCTATCGGATAATGGAGATATAAGAGGTACTGGGGACATTACTATGAGTGGTTCTTTGAAAGGTTCAAGTATTGAGATTACTAACTTACCAACTACTTCTACAACAAACTATGATATTCTTACCAGAGATATAGCTACGGGGCAGGTTATGAAAGTAGCTCCCTCTGTTTTATCTCCTGATTTAAGTAATTACGTTCAAAAAATAGGAGATGGATCGGTCTATCAAGAAATAGAAGGGTCTTTAAATTTAGTTGATGACCTAACGGCTCAGAATATTATTGCTCTAACATCCATGGAAGCAGGAGGAGATGTAGTTGCTTATACAAGCACTCCATCAAAAACATTAAACCTTGGGGAAGAAGTTCTGGAGTCTGCTTCAACAGGTATTGTAAACTGGGCTGGTTATTCTATATTAGGTAATGTATTGACCATTAATGCCGGGAAAGGCCACGTTGTAAACTGGCATACAAACCCGGCATCACCAACTTATAAAACCGTTAACTTCGCTTTGCAAACATTAACACCAACAGGCGCTAATATTGCGTACTTGTATATTGATGCTGCTGGTATTGTTCAGCAAACCATTAATAAACTGACATTAAGCGAAAGAAAGGAAAGATTATATCTTGGAAAAGCCTTAATTTCAGCAGGTAGTTTAGTCAGGTTTGAGCCAGAGCCAGATATTGTACTTAACGTTGCGAATCAATTACATGAAGTTTTAGACGTGATAGGGGCGGTCAATAACGGTGTATCGTATTCCAGTAATGCAGCTAATTTAAAGCTAAATATATCAGATGGTAATTTTTTAATTAGAGGTTCTGGATATTTATCAGATAGATCAACTCCGAACTCAAAAAGATTTGGCGGCGGGAATGCTTTTCCATTTCGGTACATCACGCAAACAGCCGGCTCTTTAGGCTCAGTCGTCACGGATTTAAACCCTGGTTTTTATGACGTAGCTGGTACAGTAACAGCTATACCAGGAGCAATCACCAGAGCTGCCAATCATTACCTGTACGCTACGGTGGAAGGTGAGCTTCGCATACAGTACGGACAAACATGGTATAACTCGCTTTCCGAAGCGAAGCAAGCGGCCGGAAGAGAAAGTTTAATATCCAACCCCGTTTTGGGTTTAGTTGGTTCTTCAATAGAAGTGCAAGCTATTCCAATAGGTATTATTAGTCTAACAAAAAACGCCAGCAATCTGCAAGATGTAGCTCAAGCAAGATTTACTTTCGCATCCAAATTTGGCGAATATACCACCGTGGGCGCACAGGCAACTACTTCATTACAACAGAGCTATGACAACTCTGTAAATGGTGTAATTAAATTAGATGGGGCTAAAGATTTCACTATACAAAAATCAGACGGAACGGCGGCTTTTGGGGTTAATAACGCAGGAAATGTTGGAGTGTCAGGTTCGGTTACTGCACCCTCATTCATTGGTAACGCTACTAATTCAACTGCATGGAATACTCAGCTTTACGATCCCTCAGTATCACAAACTTCTTTAGATGTTATGATGGGGTATAACGGAGTTGCTAACAAGTGGAGTTATTACACCTCAACGAATGTTGCAAACTGGCTGAATACAGTTCCAAATTCTAACGCTTTAAACGGTTTTAGTGCAAACTTCAATACTGTAGAAGATAATATGGATTTTGCTATAACCCGCAATGGGGGTTCTGGAGGTAATTTAAAACTTACAAGCGCAGCTGGGTTTAAAAACTGGTTGGGATTAAGTGGAAGCTATTTGGATAAAAATACCGAAACTACCCAAAGTGTTAATAGCCAGGTTGAATTTGGCAGCAATATATCCATAGAAGGTACTATTACATCTCTTGGAGACATTGCAGCCATAGATGGAGGTGAAGTTAGCGGAGCATATATATCAGCTACTAACTTAGTCAGTTCGGCCGGTAACGTAACAGCCGGGACTGATCTAATCGGGGCGGGTTTGCAAATTACAGGAGGTAGCCCGGCTAACGGAAAAGTATTAACTTCAAACGCTTCGGGTGTTGCTACGTGGCAAACGCCTGCAACTCCTTTCACTGAAAGTTTTGGCAATTGGACACCTGCTACCAATTTTGGCTCGGTTATTATTGGCAATGCTACCTATGTACGGCAAGGAAGTATGATGCATATCACATTCGGTATAACCATACCAACTAATAACCAAACCGGACAATGTGTTATAGAGGGTTTACCTAGCGTAGTATGGACAGGTGTAGATTTTCCATACTACTCGGTTTCATTTTCTGTGAATAATACTGGCATTGCTCTAAACGGGGTAGTAAACAATAGTAACATTACAGGACTTGCTGAAATTAGATTACTGAATGCGCTTACCAATGTACCCGTCTCTTTTCAGCAATGTTCAGGAAAAACATTGTATGGTACAGCAACTTACAAAACCAATGTGCCGGGTATCGGACTTTCTCACGGAGGGGTTATTCCTGGTAGTGGTACAACTTTTTTATATAGCGTTTCTTCTTTAACTAATGGTTTAGTTTTATATCAGAATAGCAACTTAACAGTACCCGCATCAAACATTACATTTATTAATTTTGGTACTACTTACACTACTAACAGTGCAGGTGTAATAACCAATATATCTTCTAATTAGTCACAATTAAAACCCAAATAAAAATGAGAAATTACAACACAGATCCAAAACCAGTTCAGGAAGAAGTGGTAGCTCCGGTAGCCTCGGAAGATGAGGGAACAAAACCACCAGCCGGCGACCGCCCTGATAATCCATAATCATGACAGCAAAAAATATAATAGTAGCTCTATTGTTTTTGCTATCATTCGGCTTGATGGAGGCACACAGGATTGTGCCTCCATCAAGCATTAAGGTAAGCCTGTTTTTTGCCTCAAGCGAAGAGCAGACGATTAAGTGGTATGTGAAAGATAATGCTGACATGGCTATTATGGCGATAAGATTAATGGCCATTTTAATTTCTCTTAAAAAATCATTCATAAAGTCAATTATAGCCATCGTATTATATTTCAACCTATTTGGTTTTTGCATGTACTGGTACGACTACAACCGTTCAGAATGGTTATATGGATGCGCCTATTTAACGGTATTTTTTTTAGTAATTAAAGCAATCAAGCAATGGAATCAATGAAAGCAATAAAAGATATATCGTTAGTAATAACCTCTCTATTGCCTGTTATTGCATTTGTCTGGTGGGTTGTATGGAATATTTTAAGCCTAAGCGGGCGGACAAAGAATAGCGAAGACGATATAAACGATTTAAACCAATTGAAACTTCCCGAAAATATCAAAGACCATGACAGGCGGATCACTTTACTTGAGCATGCTTACCATACGACAACGGTAAAACTGGATCAACTAATAGGAGCAATTTCGGAAATTAAAGGACTATTGGAAGGGAAAAAAGATAAACAATAATGGAAATAAAAACACTAAGTAAAAACGGGATCTCTTTTCTTATAGAAGAAGAGGGGCTGGTTTTAAAGCCTTACAAATGTTCGGCTGGTATTCCTACTATTGGCGTGGGTTGCACGTACTACGAAAACGGGCAAAAGGTTAAGATGAGCGATCCTCTTATAAGCAAAGACAGGGCTATTGCCTTATTCCGAAACTTATTGAAGCATTACGAGCTTGCGGTTTATTCTTGCACCCGTGACGATATTAACCAGAACCAGTTTGATGCATTAGTAAGCATCTGCTTTAATATAGGTACAGGAGGTTTTAAAAATTCAACCCTGTTAAAAAAAGTAAACACAAGTCCTGAAAGCCCGTCAATAAGTGCTGCATTTAAAATGTGGAAAAAACCTATTGTATTACTGGCCCGCAGGACTAGAGAGGCTAATTTATATTTTACAAAATCATGAGAAAAAAAACAAATTTTGGCGTAAAACAGCTTAAAACCAAAACGCCTGAATGGGCAAAATGGATGTTTAGAGGAACATTAATAATTACTTCGGTAGCTGTCTTTGTATTGGCCTCCGATCCCGGGATGACAGATGATTTTAAAATCAGAGCCGCCGTTTATCTTAAAGCCTTAGACTTGCTGGTATTTGGCTTTTCAAAAATGTTTGGCGTGGAGGTTAAGGCATGAGAAATCAAAGTAAGAAGTTTAGCTTATGGGAAAGCATCGCCAATACCACCGTCGGGCTTGCATGCTCCTACCTGGTGCAGTTAATGGTATTCCCCATACTGGGGATTAATGTCACAAATTCCACGAATGCAAAGATTACACTCATTTTTTTTGTGGTTAGTTTTTTAAGGGGATATTTTATCCGCAGGTTTTTTAACAGGCTAAAGGAGGTCGGAAAATGAAAAGCAATTTCAGATTTATAGCAATAGCCGTGTCGGTTATTGTTACTTTACTTATCCTCTCTTCGTGTATGACAGCGAAAAAGAGAGAGGATAAGGCTTATAGGTTCTTCCGGGAAAACAATGATAAGCTGGCTAAGCTATGCGCAAGTGCATTCCCTTTTAAAGATAGTGTTGTTTTCGGGAAGTTAGTTGTTACTCATGATACCATGAAGGTTGCGGGCGTTAGTTTGCCATGCCCTACACTACCAGGTCAAAAAATAAGATACATAAAATGCCCGGATCAGAAAACTATCTATACTGAAAAAACAAGAATTGATACTGTTTACAGGGAAAACACGGCTCGGGTTTCGGAACTAAATTCAAAACTATCCGCAGAACGTGATTTGCGAATTAAATCGGAAACAGACAGGGATGCCCAGAATAAAAAATATAAAAATTGGTTGGCAATAGCGATAGTAGAGGCTGCTCTTTTAGCTATTGCCGTTTTTCTTTATTTTAGAAAGTAATTAGTATTATTGTTACCGGACAGGTTGATATGAAAACGTATATAGTATTATTTGAGATTTACGGCAAAAAGCTGAAAACGGAAGTCGAGGCTGACTCAATAGAGGACACGCCCGATCTGTTATTAAAGATAAAATAAAATTTCATTCCTTTAAAGAAATTTCAGAACCAGTTAGCGGAGATCCGTCTGTCGATTTTTTAAGGGGAGTATTTGGCATAAAAAAATAATTCGCATAAAAACTTCGCTTAGAACCTTTATTCATAAAAAAAGCCTCGCTACAACGGCTTTTTTTATTTCACAGCATGACATTCCCATGACAATTATATATAGCATTAGTTATGTATAATTGTTCTATACAAAGAGGGTAATGTTACCCGAAAATAAAACTTAGTAAATAAGTAATGAGTTTGGTCAAATGGCTGATACTATTTACAAGTTGTCGGAATTGTTTCAATCGAAGCAGAGTGTTTCTTAAAGTATCTCCTAACGTTCGAGTATATGCGTTCGGGCGGGACTATTAAGCACAAAGCCCAATTGGAACACTAAACAGAAAAACAAAAAGAAAAAAGAATGGTGGAAATAAATAAAATATATAATCAGGACTGTTACGAATTGTTGCAGGAAATTGAAAGCGGAACTATTGATTTGCTTTTGCAAGATACTCCTTTTGGTTGCACTCAAAACGAATGGGATATAAAGCCCGATTTACCTAAAATGTGGACTGAATGGGAGCGAGTAACAAAAGAAAATGGAGCAATGATATTTTTTGCTACACAACCATTTGCAAGTGAATTGATATTGAGCAACCAAAAGAATTTCAGATATGATTTGATTTGGTACAAAGCATTAGGAACTGGATTTTTAAACGCTAACAAAATGCCGATGAGAAACCACGAAATGATATTAGTTTTTTATAGAAAACTGCCAACTTATAATCCGCAAATGGTTGTTGGTAAAATGCGAATGAAAGGAAGTAAAAAAGGTAATGCGACAACAAATTACGGAAGCTATGAAGGAAAAACTAAAGTGGATGACCAATATTTTCCGCAAAGTGTAATTGATTTTAGCAATGGAGATAGAACAAGTGAAAACGACCATCCAACACAAAAAACAATTGATTTGATTAGATACCTTATTCAAACCTTCAGCAACGAAAACGATTTGGTATTTGATGGTTATATGGGAAGTGGAACAACTGCACACGCTTGTATTTTAGAGAAACGAAACTTTATAGGTGCAGAAATGAATAAAGAGTATTACGAAAAATCAATGAAACGATTAGAATTAGAACTATGTCAAACGAAACTATTTTAAAAAGTGCGGTGGCTTTTTTCTTTTTGTTTTTCCTTCAAGGAACTTCAATTGGAAACGGTCAGCAAGGCATATAACGTATCGTGGCTTTGCGAAGAAGCGGATTAGAAAGCACAAATGTTCGGTTTAGCACAAATGTTCATTAGAATTCCAAATGTTCAATTTAGCACTGAACCCGCTTTTTTGCAAAACCCCTGTTATATGCCGTTTTTCTTCTTATTGTTTTATATTGTGCTTGAATATGGTAATGTTTTAATATAGTTCTCCATATATTCAAAGTCGGGTTGTCCGTTTTGCTTTACAGGAAGTTTTATGTTAGCTCTTTTTAGTCTTGTTTGACTTGCTTTACGTCCATAATTATAACGATATTGTTCTTTATTGATAATTGTCGCTATAAACAATGCTATGTATTTATTTAGTCTAAAAGTGGGTGTTAATTTTTCAACGTGGTCGCTTGCTGAAAAGTCTAAAGGTTGATATGAACAATAGCCAATAACAGCACTATCAACTGTCAAAACATTTCCTGTTTCTGTTGAGAAGTCAAAAAAGCCACCTATCCCATTATTACTGGCTTGTGTTGTTACAAATGGTTTTTCTCCTTTTCCAAATTCTTCAAGTTCTAATAAAGGTGTTGTTTTTGTTCCCGATATTTTAAATAATCTTGGGTCGCTCAATGAAAACCACCCCCAATTATTATGATTAAGTTCAATATTAGAATTTAAAGTGCTTTTTCTATTTAAAGTATTAAGTTCGTTTATGTCTAATTTTTCAAAAGATTTTGGCATTTTAGAGGGAACTAAAATATCTTTTAAAGTTTTATTTGCTTGTCTGCCGTAATTGTATTTGTATTTATTTTTTGTTAGGCAAAAAGCATAAAATAACATCTCTAATTTTGAGAAATTAGTTAGTGGTTTTAAATAATATATATCTCTTCCACTATAATATTCTTCTTCTTGGTAAAAGGAAGAAAGTACAGAACCACCGCCTGCAACTGAAATCGTATGTTTTGGATTGGGTGTTATATCTTCTGATTTTATAACAAAAGCCGAAACTCCATTATTGTTTTCAGTACGTGAAACAAAATTTATAGAGTTTTCATCGTCTTTTGAACATTGCTCAAGGTGTACTAATTCAAGATTAACACCATACTTTACAGTAAATAGTTTATGTATTGGGACTAATTCCATTTTTTAATGTATAGTTCGTTTGTAAATACAAAATCTTTGATAGTTTTTATAAAATCAATTTCATTCAATGAATTGTAATCCGTTTCCATATATGCTTCTGCACACCATTCATCATTTGCAGTAATAGACTTCATTACACTCATTCCTGCAATAGATTTTTTATTGATATAACTTTCTATCCATTTTTCTTTAACTCCTTGCCACTTATTTAAAGCGTCAAAACGCCCTTTTATTTTACGTTTTACAAATCCGTCATCTTTCCAATAACCAAAATATGTTTCTTTGTTTGTCGGGTGTACTTTGTGAGCTGTAAAAACCATAATACAAGAAACTACTCCAACGTTTGAATTAAAAAATAATTCATCTGGCATACTCATTACTGCTTCTAATGTATGTTTAGAAAGTATTTTTTTCTTTAGTTCAAGTATTTTGCCTTTTTGAGCTAAAGCACACTGCATTGGAATAATTGCAATGCAAGTGCCGTTAGGCACTAAACATTCTAAATTATTCAATACAAATTCTAATTCTTCTGTGTCTTTCTTTTTATTTGCTTTGTATGGTGGATTTAGAAAACCAATATTTGGATTAAAAGTTTTTACTTTTTTAATATGTAAATCTTCAAAACAACTACCATAAATTAAATTGCTTTTTCCATCTCCTTGCAAATACATATTGCTACAAGCCAAAGCATAAATATCTGATTGTTCTTCAATTCCTATAAGTTGTTTTTGTTTGATATTATCTTCTCTTGTAATGTCGCCTTTTGCATCTTTAAACATTGCTCTCATTGCACTTACAAGAAACCCTGAAGTTCCTGTACAGTTATCAAAAACTATACTTTCTTTATTTGTACCTGCAATTGCGTTGAATAAATCCGTGATATGGTGTGGTGTTAACACAATTCCTAAACCTTTATCGCTATTTGATTTTCTTAAAAATTCAATGTAAAATTCAGATAATACGTCAAAGTATTTATGAGAACGGATAAAACTGTTTACCTTTTCATCAATATTTTTAATAAGATTTACTAAAACACCATTTTCATTTGCTAATGCACTGTGAACTTTAATGAATGAATAAGCAACTTCCAAATTTTCAAGTTTACTCACTCCAATTTTAGCATTTTTCAATTGAGTAATTACAGTAGTAACTAAATTGTCTGCAAGGTCTTTAGGTGTTGTATGTTCTTTATATGTTTTAGAAAAAACTCTGTTGTCAAGTGCTATCATAATACCACTTATTAAAAGACTACGTTGATTTTCTTTTACTTTTTTATTTTGTAGTTCTTCGTTTAGTTCTTTTGAGTACTTGATTAAACTATCATAGTCTTGTTTAAATTTTTCAGGACTTTTTAAGAAGCCTTGTACATAACTATCAATATCTAAAAGTTTATCGTCAAATATTGTAGTATAATTTTTTTGTTCCTTTAGGAATAAAAAATGAGAAATTTTTAAATCTTTTTTTGTTTCTCCGCTAATTCCAATTGCTATTACATTAAACTCTTTTTGTAAAAATGAAGCGTAAAGTAATGCCCCATCTACAGCATAATCCGCATATTTGTCAAATTTAGGAGTATTGCTTTGGTGTTTTATATTATGTGCTTTACATTCTATAACTATTAATAAGTCAGGATATTCATTAAATGATATAATATATTCAGGGTATCCTTTAAAATTTCCTTTTTTGGAAGCATTTTGCAGAAGTTTGTCAATAGCAGGATTGCTTGACTTTTTAGGTTCAATAGTTATTTTGTCTTCAAATTTCTTGAAGTGGTCATAAACTAATAATTCTGTTTTGCTTTCGTTAGCCATTTAATTTGTAATTAAAATTATAATTTGCAAAGTTACATATTTTTTGGTAGGGAGTGGTATCAAAATGTTGAAATTTTAGCACAAATGCTTATCTTTGTACTGTCGCCCTAAAATGGCATATAACGTATCGTGGCTTTAAGAAGTTGCGGATTTACAAGCCAAAACTTTCGGTAAAGCCAAAACACAAAAGTACACACAATGTTTAAATTAATCACTAAACCCGCCATTTCTTAAAACCGCTGTTATAAGCCGTTTTTATTGGCACAAAACAAAAAGAATATGATATTCAGAAAATTAAAAAGAGTGTGGTCGCATAATGATATGAACTAAAAGCCAATTCGCCATCGCTTTGTGAAATTTCTTTATTCATCTTCGTATTAAATTTAGTTGTTAATTAACCGTTAGGCGATATTTTGAGCGACATTCCGTTCATCATCACACATCATAGGCATTACCAACATTTCGACATCTTTTATTGTAAATAAAGAAGCTCTGTTTTTCTCCGTTTGGTTTACAATATTTACAACATCGGATTTTAAATAGTCAGCGACATAAATCAATTCTTCTACTCTTGCAACATTGAAAATGCACTTACCAATTTGAAAGAATTTGTTGTAGTCAAGTTCCTTTTTACCGTTTGGTGTTTTTGATTGTGTATTTGTTACTCCTTGCCCATCGCAAACAGGGCAATCGTGTTCCATTTCATAGGTTTTTCCACTATGATAAAACTCAAATTCTACCTCTCCATCGCCATTACAAGCATCGCACGTTGTTTCAATTTCATCAAAGCAATCCACTAAAGGAAATTCTTTTAATTTTTGCTTTAATTCATCAACTGGAATAGGTTTGTTTATCTTATGATCCATAGGATAAACTGTTTTTGTTTTTTCGCTTCTATCATTAAACCCTTCTTGAAAAGGAGTTGATAATAAGCAATAGCCATTTGTCGCAACCGTTCTATTTCCTACATTGAAAGGGGTTGCCATCCATTCTCTCATATCATAATTTGATGCAAATTTTTTGAGAAGTGGGAGAAAAACATCGCCTAATAGCAAATCTGCTGTTAGGCGATGTTTTTCGTTGTTTAATGATGTTTCGTGTTCCATATAAATTTTTGTTTTAAGTTGATAAATTCGTTTTCTAAATCCCGCCCATCGCAAATCTGCGAAACGTTAGGAGCAACCTTAACGACACCTACCATTCATAGATGCCCCCTCGTTTGACAAACATTTCTCTGTTTAAATTTATTTCTGACAAACAACTGTCAATATCATTATCTTGTAATGTTTTTGAATATGTATGTTTCCCTTTTGAGTTTTCAAATAATCTACCTTGTGGGTCAATCAAAAGATAACTTCCTGTCATTGCCTCATTGTCTTCTACCACAATAGATTTTTGATGATTATGGTTGTTTATGTAGCTTTCAAATTGTTCTTCGGTAACTTTTATTTCATCAAATTGTTTGTCATTTTGCCCCTCAACTCTTAATGCTTGAAATACTTTCCACCTATCAGGTTTTACATCATCAATAAAATCATTCAAATCGCCATACCAATTAAATGAATTTACAACAGTATTTCTATTCATCTTTTGTAATTCTATTTAGCTTTTTTCACACTCCGTTTAATAAATCTATAACAATAGATTCTCTTGTTATTTTGTTCATTAAATCACGGAAATAAATATTGTATTTGAACAAGTCTTTTGATGATTGGATAGAGTATATGACAGTAGAATGGTCTCTACCTCCAAATCTTTTACCTATCTCAACCAAACTAATTGATGTGCAATTTTTTATAATTAACATTGCTATATGCCTCGCTGTTACCACGTCTCTTTTTCTCGAAGAGGACTGCATTTGCTCTTTGGTAATATTTGTATGAAGTGTAACTACTTTGATTATATTCTCAAATGCTAAATTGTCTCTTATGTGGGCAGGCTGTTTTTTGTGAACGTACTGCATTAAAGCGGCGCGTTCAATTCCGACTGCGATTTGAGGACTCATATTAAAAAGGTAGATCATCATTATCAGACTCTATTGTATTTGCTGACGTTTGATTTATGTGAAATTTCAACATTTCAAGCGTGTTAAAAACACCAATACTTCCATCCTTTGCATTATACTCCCGACCTTTAAGGTTGTAATTAATAGTTATATCATCCTCAATCCTTAATTCATCCATCTTTTCACACATGTCTTGAATGCCTTGAAAAATCAATACTTGAGGGTATTTCTCATCTTTAGTATCTACAACTAATTCTCTTTTCTTAAACTTTTCGGTTATTTGTTGTGTTTTCCCGATTCTTTTTACTACTACTTTTAATTCGCTCATTTTTTTAGTGATTTTTATGGTTAATATTTAATTGTTTGTGTGGTTACCGGAGTGAGAAAAGCCAAACTTACCGTCGTTTCGTGTCGAAGCATATCGTTTCAGTTTGAGGTCAGAAGCTTTCAGAACATAACCTTTATTATTTAAGAAGATATTAGATGCCTGATCCAAATACCAAAACAGCATAAGTTGTAGTTCCTTTACATCAATCTATTATTTGATAGGGAGTATAGCGTAACTCATTTCAAAAGTCCTGTTAGAATAGTTTCATTTATATCAATGTCTATTTCACTAAGGTCTCTTACTATCAAGTTCTTTCTACGGAACTTGATAGTAAGGATTGGCTTTAGTCGCCTCTCTCTTATTATGTAAATCGGTTAAGTGATCGCAAGTATCAATTACCATTAAGGCGTTTAGTTTTATTAAATAAATTTCCATTTTGGTTCTATATTTAGTTGTTAATACTTAAATTGAAGTATTTGGCTGCTACTATCAGTGCAATGATTACTACTATACATGTAATGCATCTAAAACCCCAGTTAGCATCATATTCCATTTGATCCGGCCGTCTACCTTGATTTTGATATGTTTTATGATCCATTTCCGTGGCCTGAAGTTTTTTATTATCTTCTATAGGATTTCTATTCAGGGTTAATACTTCATAAGCCTGATCGACAAGGTTCTCCATCTTTTCTGAAGCGGTAACCGGCTCAACTTTGATTGTACCAACTATCATTTTTGCGGTTGGTAAACTATTTTTTTTTGCTTCGCTCCTGATGTAAAATCCCCAGAAATTAAATCTTCTTATCATTGCTTTAGTTTGATTATTTTTGATAAAAGGGCGGTATACTGCCGGATATACCGTTGATTGAATACTTCTTTTTTTATTACAATGACATTCTTCTTTTGATTTACAACAAGACAAAAATTCATTGTACCAATCTTGGCTTGGCGAGACCTTTTCATCAGAAGTGATGTACAATTCTTTTCCTATTTTGTAGATATTTCTTTCCATAACATTAATTTTAATTATTTTATTTAATGTCTCTTTCTTCCAGTATGTTTTCAACTCTATCAAGTGCCATATCCATAGCGCATTTAAAGCCTCCTATAAACTCCTCTGAAAGGTATTTACTTTCGTTGAATATTTTCTTAGCCATTACAAGTGAAATTTTCAGCACTTCAATATTGGTTTTATCTGAACTACTCATGATCTACCTCGCTTTCGTAATCATCATCAAAATCTTCAACACCGTAGTTTATTTCTTCTTCCCGTTCTCTGTCGTACATGACAGAATCGTCAATTTGTTTGTAATTAAAATCCTCTTCAAAGAATGGATTTTGTTTTCTTGGTAAAGTTGTCATAATTAATTGGTTTAAATTGTGATTCACTAAATATTAAGGTCTGATATTGTGTGATGATAAATATGTATAGCATCTGCTTCATTATCATCATTCCCATCATATCCGTATTGAACTCTTGCAGATTCAATCATCTTATCTTTATTTGCATTTCCCTTTCCTGTTGCAAATTTCTTAATCTCACTTGCTGATACGGCTTTATAGTTTATATTATTCTCTTCGCAAAAAGTCTCAATCATAGCCACCATTTTAGCGGCATGAATAATAGAGTTTTTATGTTGACCAGCAACTCTTTCGTAAACAATAAGGTTAATTTCCTCTAATTTGCAAACCTCTACAAGTTTTGATCGAAACCTGAGCATTTTCATACCAGAAGATTCATCACGCCTTGTATTAAAGTCCCAAACTCCATAACCATTTTTCGTACACCACCCAGCATTGCTTGCTTGATCAATGGCTAATATATTAATTTCAGAACTCATTTTTGCCTATTATTAATTTTACTGATTTGATATCGTCGCTTAACTTGTGAATTGCTAATTCAATTCTTTTCAGTTGTTTATTGCTTGGCTTACTAACTCCTGATATGTAGTTATGAAGAAGAGATCTATTCATAACTGCTAAAGTTGCCACATAGTGTACAGGTATCTTGTGCAGGTTAAAGAATTGCTTTAGTGTTAATCTTGATTTTTCTGTGCTAATACTTTTCATTTGTTCTAACGGATTTGTAAATTCTTGTTTTCGGATACATAAATACCAGCAAAAGTAGAACCCTCTAAAATAGCCTCTTTTAAAGCCTTCTTATCAATTGTTTCTACCTCCTTTACATTTATGTAATTATCGGGGATAACCGCTCCCTCGTCTATTACAAGGCTTTGTGATTTACGAAAGGACAGCTTAATGTTATTATTTTCTACTTTATCTATATTAAACCGAATCATGGCAGCATATATACGCCCTTTAACTCCCTCTCTGGCGTTAATCTTGCTTAACGCAATTTTCCTTAGCCTGTCTACTTCGTTTTGTATGTTAGCCAACTCGTCATCATAATGCTTGATTACATAAGCATAAGAAGTCGCTTTAGTTTCAAACTCGTCTATGGTTAGCTCTAACTTTTCTGCAATTTCTTCTGTAATTTCACCTTCATTGTTTTCTATTTCTGCCATTATTTCTAAATGGTCAAGCTCTATGTTGTAAATAGAGCGTTTAGGTGCTATTAATGGGAGTTCAAAGGTAATTTTTGTTTCTTCTCTTTGAATTTGAGGAATAAATTTCTCTTGCTCTTCCATAAATGTATTTTTTGATCCTGACATGATTATTTTAGTTTAGGGTTTGCGATTTTATCCAATTCTTGTTTAATCGTTTGTGCTTCTTTTTCAAGAAGTTTTTCATTTGCTACACTAAGCGTGTTTTTAAGTTTAATTTTCTCAACGGTTGCTTTTCCTTCTGCTATCCCGTTGACGCAAACAAGCCATTTATCAGTTCCCGGAAGCAAATCTGGGTGGATTATAGGTTCTGAATGTCGTTCCTGTGGCTTAAATGGTGTTACATTTGGTTGGGCAACTGCTGTAGTTTGTCTGTCAGGGTTATCTATATCATCCTCATCTGTTGCAATATGGAAGAATTTTAATAAAAAATACCTCTCTGCATACGTAAATGCAGACCCGCAACCTTTATCAAAATCATTCTGCCCGTTAGCTCCGAATAAGTTTTCATCCTTTTCCCCTGTTTCGCAATCAACCCATGTAAATCTCATCATTACTTTTGACAGAATCTCGCTTTTTGCTCCTAACTTTGTGTTATAATCCTGACGTATATTCTCTATTGAAAGCACCTCTTGTTTTAGTATTAGGCCAAGTTCATTCATTATGGGCTTAATCTCTCCTATTACTTTATCTCCAGTTACATATCTGTAATTGAAACCTGCCTTATCTTTTCCAAGCCCTATTACTCTTTTCTGAATGCAAAGAAGTTTTTGGTATATGTTAATAGTCTTATTTGTCATGATTATATAATTTCTTGAATTGTGTTAATTATTTCTTGTTGATCTTCTGTTGTTAGTTCTGATATTTTATAGGTGTATGTTTCTATATTAAACGAACTATCTGTAAACTCGACACGCCAAATACCCCTATAGTCGTATATTCGTTCTAAATGAAGGTTTATAGCAGGGTTATCCATGCATGTAAACAGATACTTTCCGCAATACCTAAGAAGTGTTTCAAACTCGTCTATGGTTAGCTCTGATAGGTATTCAATCAGGGTATCTTCCGTTGTTTCTTTTATAAGTGATCTCATTCTATAATTTTAATACTTTAAATCGTATCTTGATTTTCTAATTTTTTTATCCCTGTCAATAGTTCTGTTAGTTTTTAATCCTAAAATGTAAACATTTAAATTATCTTTGTATATCCACTTGTTATTTTTTGAATCAAAGTAGTATTTAGAGAATTTATTTTTCTTGTTTATGTAAAATGGTATGTCCATCGTATTAAATTTAAAGTGTATTTAAAAAGTGCAAGTTTTAAAAACCTCCCCACCTGTGTGTGTTCTAAGTGGTTAAAAATTAGCCTGAATATTTATTATCACTAATCCAGCGCTCATTTCCTTCATTGTCTTCGTATTTATGTTTGTAGCAAAATTCAGTACTTTCAAATTCACATTTTTCGCAATACTCTCTACTATTTGTTTCTTCGCCAACTTTAAATGGATTTATAGATGAGCAATAATATCCTTTTATTCTTAAAGGTTTTTCGAGTTTTATCCCATTTGATTTACCGTTTAAATCACACCCTTGTCCCAACCAATATTTACCTTTAAAGCCTTTAGCCCAATTTGAAGCCTCTATTGATTTTTTATTTCCACCACTACCCGAATTATAAAAACTAATATCTTTTTTATCCCCATTGTTACAAAAAAAATCCCAAGAATGCATCCATCCATCACTATCAGCCGTATATACTTGATGTGGTATATTGCCTTTTTTATAATCAATATAAACAACCTCCTCTTCATTGCCATTAATTATAGTTATCATATTTTTTTTTATTTTAGGAATTGGTTTGCAATCTATTTTATACAGGCTTCCAACCTGTTGAACGGTTCCGTAACTCATGATTTCACCTCCTTTGGCTTTCCGGTTTTACTAACTACTTCAAAACTCACTACCCAAACCTGGGGATTAGCTATCATTGTTTGCGCCCAAATACCGTTATTATTAATACTGCTCCACAACGTTAAAAAGCTTTTTTTAGCAGTATCACTGCTATAAATAAACTGGGTAGTTTCCCATTTCTCATGTATATAGTTCAGCCAATGTATACCATGTTTGTGTAGTAACACACCTTCATTTATAGCTTCAGTTATATCTTGCAGGCGTTCAACTTTTATATCCGTAATTTTTAACCATATACGTGCAGCTTCTTTAGGCATGAAGATGGAGGGCTTCCATCTTACATTATAACTTTCATCATCTGCCTTATACCTAATGCCTGTGTGCTTTCCGTTTTCAATACTTCCTTGACTCCAGGTTTCTCTTACCCAAAGCAGATCACCCTTATGATAAGGCATTTTTACAGAGCCAGAACAAAAAACATTAAATTTACTTCCGTTGTTGAATTTTACTTCAAATAGTGTAGTTTCCATTTTGTTTATTGGTTATTTTCATAGGTACTGTTTTTCAATATAGTATCTATTCATCTGCATTGGAATACGAATTGCTTTACCATTGTATTTTTTAGCCGCCTTTTCTGCCTGTGCTTCTCCGTTGTAAGTCATTGGCATTGCATATGCCTTGTCACATAAAAGAATAGACTCTTTATTCATTAAACGTGATTTGAAAGGTCTGTAAACTTTGTTTTTTAATTCCATCTTATTTAGTTTTTTTTGTTTGGTTATACTATTGTTTAATAATCAGTCTTGTAAGTATTGTTTGTACTGCTTTCCTGAAACTTTTGCTGTTCTTACAATAAACAGTTTACCGTTTTTGCTTTCCATTACAGGAAAAACTTCACCTTTTGAAGTTGTAAAGGTTTTCCCTGTAATTTTTGCAGGAGTACTTTCGTGATCTGATTTTACTTGTAAATAGTTACCCTGTGCATCTTTGGTTGACTTCGGCTGTGCTACTGTTATTAATGAAGTTAATGCGATAGCGATAGTTAATATTAATTTTTTCATGATTTTTTAGTTTTTAATTTTTTATGGTTATTTGAATTACAATGAGTGGATATAGTCATCAACTGCATCTTCTATGATGTTTTTAGCATCTTCCATAACTATTGCCGCATGGTCATCTTCTCCGTATGCTTTATCAAAAAGGCGGCTATCATTCGAGTGTTCTTTAATTGTGATTTTTTTTCCTTCAAATTCAATTTCAATGATTATGGTATACTGACCATAACCAGATGCTTTCTGGATTCTTGCATCTGTGATAGTAACGGGGCCTAATACTGTGTTTAAAGTTTTCATGTCTTTAGTTTTTAGTTTTTAAAATGATTATTTATTTGATGATTAATTTTTGTGTTTTTTGCAATACTCACTATCAGAATCCGAAGCTCTTAAGCATTGCACCTCTGTACTATTGCCATCGTATGTACATCTGTACTCCATTGATGGTATTTCTTTTTTAAGCGAACAGCTACTAAGTGCTGTCATTAGGGTCATTGCTACAATTAATTTTTTCATGATTTCTTTTTTAAATAAATAAACATACTCTGCATTTATTCGGGCTTGTAACCGGCTATATTATATAGGCTGCATTATGCTTATGAAGATAGTTGACACTACCATAGGCATCCAAGTTTTTTAGACTTCGCTCCTTCTACACTCATACTATTTGCATGATAAATGCTTTTAACCTGCATACGGTAGAGCTTGCCGCCCTGGCATGTGTTTATAGTAACAGTAAACTCTTATCAATGTAGGCCGATTCGCTCGCCTGCTATTGTCCGCCTTAGCACCGGGTAGTAACTTATAGATTAGTATCTATTGCGTTACTACGATACAAGTGTACGGCAGATTTTTTTATTCTCCAAATTTATTTTTACTAAAGTGCCTTTTTATTACTTAACTTTCTCATTATCAGCCAAATTATTTTCAATATTAAATATCGAATAGCATACATATATAGTATGTACTTCTATACTTGTATATTACTGATAGCTGTAATAGATAGCTCTGTCAAGTAGTACTTATTATCCACTTTATACACCATATTATTCGATATTAACGTTATTAGCCTATAACGTATACTTCTGTACCCATTATGACTATCGTACAGCATATCTGACAGCTTACTAACAGTAGCTTCACTACCAATAATATTACATTCGTAAACCATGAATAATAGGTACATGCACGGAGTAGATAACCCTAATTTTTGCTTAAATATCATGCTTAATCGAATGAATGGAAGGAAAGGTATTATACTGCTTGGTTTTAAAGAGGGTGTAATCCCTAATTTACCTATTTTAACGTCTTTTAATCCACTTTCTCCGCTTCGCTTAACAATTGTATTACCTTTCATATTTTAATTGATTGTATCGCTTTAAAATAAGCCATTTTAAATCAGGCATTATTACCTGATGCGCAAAGGTAGTTAATTAACGAGCTGCATCAACCAAATTTAATTCTGCTATAACGATATTTAAACAAATTATATTGGTGATGTGATCCGTAGCTTGGGTATTGCAATGGTCAACGCAATAGATGCTGGTAACTCATGATCATGCTGTAGTGTGTGCTATCGTTGAGCCGTAGTTAGCCATATACAACTGAGCAATCAAATATATTTACAAACCATGCCCACCCGGTTGACAGGTAGCATGGTTGGGTTTTCAAAGATAGGGGGGTGTTCTGTGTGGGATAGTCCGATATTCTTACCGATGTCGTCACTTCTAATTAAGTAATTAACTCTGGTAGTTATTATTGGAATTAGTTATGTCAGGTATTCTGTATAAGTTTGGTATATGCGTCATTTAGATAAAATATTATGAGGTTATGGATAATTGTGATAAGTTGGGAAGGAATAGCAAAGCATTGGATTATATAAGGATTGTAAAACGGTGTTTATTGGGTTTAAGGGTCTATTGACTGCGATTATTTAAATAGTTGGGATAGTGTGGCTATCTTAGTAGGATAGTGTGGCTATCTTAACTACAGAATTTATTGTTAATTTTACTTTGATAATTAAGATATTATATAGTATCTTTGGGAGTCTGTTTAAAAACAGCCTATATAGGATAGTGTGGCTATCTTAAATAGATATTTACCATGAGTATTAAAATGGATAAAAAGACTAAATCAATAAAGTACGTCAAGAAAATCAATTGTATTGTTAGTATAGATGGAGAAGAGTATAAAGAGTACGAATATGGGTGGTTTAATTCATCAATTAGTGGAGTAAAAAGGTATCATTCTGCGTTGATTTTATTGATGAAAATAGAGGGTTGTGCTAAAAATTTGCTTGAATGGCTTCTGTACAATATGAGTACAGGAGGGTATATATCTAATAATGAATTGACTAGAGGCAGTTTTATTAAGTTCTTTACAGATCATAAGGTAGGTAAGAAAAAGCCATATAGTGATAATACGGTTAGAATATCGTTTCAGACATTATCTAAACTGAATCTATTACAGCAAGTTAAGAGAGGTGTTTACGTGGCTAACCCTGAGTATTTCTTTACTAAGGATGAGCAAAATAGGATAAAGGCTATCAGAATGATGCTTGAGTTCAAGAATGGTGTTGACGTAAAAATAACTATTGACGTAACTAAAAATAAAGAGAAGTAGATTATTTATAACTCATGAAAAGAAGTAAAAAAATTAGAATACGAATATTGTTTAGAAATGAAGGATATTTTGCTTTGGTTGTATAAAAGTCTTTGCGATTTACCTATGACAATAATTTATTTGATTATAAAATAGCTGGAGATAATTATAGTAACAAATATCTGATGCACATAAGTATGAATAAGTTTGCTATTTTTAATAAAAACAAAGTACAAACACGGGTTTGCAGTATTTAAACATGTAATAAATAATTATGGAAAAACTATTATTAGAAAACAAAAAAAAAGGCACTACTCTTATCGCTAAGAATGGCAAGTCAGGAATTCTTATTAACTCAAGCGATAAAGATAACCTAATATCAATAATGATAAGTATAAAAGAGGCAAAACTTCTTAAACAATGGCTTATTAACCAGATAGAATAACGTATGCCAAATGAACTAACCTACACAGCTACCGTAGACGAAAAGGGGGAAATGAAGATTATTAACCGTAATGGTTTTAATCAGGACGTGAAATCTTATTTTACTGGGAAGAAGGTGTTGTTAAAAGTGAAGCAATACCGTAAAAGCAGGAGCAACAACCAGAATTCTTATTACTGGGGGTGCTGCATTCCTTCTATAATAGGAGGAATGGTTGACATTGGCTATCCAAGTCACGAACTTAATTCAGAGGTTGTACATGAACTATTAAAGGGTAAGTTCTTAAAGAAAGATTTGGTATCAGAGCAAACAGGTGATGTATTACAGGTAACTGGAAGGACAAAAGATTTGAATACGGTTGATTTTATGAACTATGTTGATGACATTGTTAGGTGGGCTGTGGAGTTTCTGTCCATATCAATACCATTGCCTGGCGAGCAAGCAGAAATAGATTATTAACAATTAAAAATAAGTGAAATGGAAAAAAAATCAAAAAAAGAAGAATTTCATCCGATAAAACACACAAACAGCTATACTATGTATGAATGTGTTAAAATAGCTTCAACGATTCCTAATAAATCAGTTAGCGAACTTATTGATTATGCAAAAAAGATTCACGATTTCCTAAATAAATATGATGGAGATTAATTATGAAGAATTACAATCATTAACTATATCCGATCTTGTATCATTGCGTGATTACACCAATTACAAGTTCAGGGTAGAAACAGTATTGGAAGAATCAAAGCTAATAAAGCAAAAATTAGTATCTTTGAAAGAACAATTAGAGCTAAAAATCAATAACTTATTCATAATTTAAACATGATAGTACCAATTACACCTCACGGAGATAGGGTGGTTATAAAAGCCGACTCGCCAGAAACAGTAAGAAAATCCGGATTATACATTCCTGAAACTGCTCAGGAAAAACCACAAACAGGAACTATAATAGGTACTGGAGAAGGAAGAATAGCACAAACAACGGGAGATTTAATTCCAATGCAAACTAAAACAGGAGATAAGGTTCTTTTCGGAAAGAATGCAGGAACAGAGATTAATATTGATGGAGAAGATTATTTGATAATGAGAGAGCAAGATATATATGCAATATTGGTGTAATTAATTACTATATTTGTATTGATTTTATAGTTTTTTCATGTATTTAGGTTAAACCCTGTTGTTAGATTTCAACAGGGTTTTTTTATTGGAATTATCAGCCAATTTAAGCGTATTTATACCCAAAAAAAGCATTTATATAAATCATGGCAATTAAACCTCCCATAAAGCCTGAAAAAGAGCTTAAATCAAAGGAAATAGAACGTGAATTACCGCAAAGTAAATTCAAAAATATTGACCTTTACCGCATTCGCAGGGAGATAATCTTCGAGTCTGAAAATAAGTGACACGTATTTAACGCAAGTGAAAACGTATTTTCCACATACAAAAATCCATTCATTAAAATACAACTAACTATCTTCCAATTGTATGCATTTTAAATAACAATAGTCACATCGTAAATGTGTAAAACATGTTTATAATTAGCATTTTTGTTATCAATAATAATTACTTTATTTGATTCCATGAACGAATCATTAAAGATAAAAGTGAGAGAATCTGGATTTAAGGTTTACTTTCTTGCAGACAAAATAGGAGTTGGAAAAAACTACTTATCAATGTGCCTTCGTGGCGAACGAAATCTATCTGTTTATAAATCATCTAAACTTACAGACTTTCTGGATAATTCCACATTGGATATAACCGATGAATACAAAAAATAAAAAATTTAATTAAATCATAACGAAATGACAAAAGATTGGACAGGAAACAGCAACAGCATCTACAAAACATTAGGTGCAAGCAACCATACAGATAAAGAAAGGCAGAATGAAGATTACTATGCAACCACACCGAAAGCAGCCGAATTGCTTTTAGAACTTGAAACTTTTTCGCCAAATATTTGGGAGTGTGCTTGTGGCGAAGGACATTTAAGCAAGGTATTTGAAAGCAAAGGCTATAATGTAAGGAGTAGCGATTTGATGGACAGAGGATTTGGCGAAATAGAAACAGATTTTTTAGGAATAGATAACCTTAAATGGAATGGAGATATAATTACAAACCCGCCTTACAAATATGCACAGGAGTTTGTAGAAAAATCATTGCAGATAATACCAGCAGGAAACAAGGTTGCAATGTTTTTGAAATTACAATTTATGGAAGGGAAAGGTAGAAAAAATCTATTCCTATCAAACCCACCAAAGACAATTTATGTTTCAAGTTCTCGGCTGATGTGTGCAAAAAATGCTGAATTTGAAAAGATGGTTGCTGGAGGTGGAAGTGCTGTTGCTTATGCTTGGTATGTGTGGGAAAAAGGTTTTGTTGGAACTACTGAACTCAAATGGTTTAATTAACGCACTTTCGTAGTATTGTGCAAAACGTTATGCCTTGTACTTTTTCTGATTTACAAGTCGGGGATAAAGTTAAAATCAAGCATTATCACCTTTATAAAGATGGATATTGGCAATTACCTTCATTTATTGACTATAAGTATATTGGAGTTAAAAATGGCGAACATCACTTTCAGAATGTCAATTACGAACACAAGCATTTTAGGATGAAAAAGGATTTTGAAGACAATCATGTCTTTCTCGGTAAGTATAAGGCATAACGTTTTGCAGCTAACCGAAGGCGGGCTATACAGTAGTAAAAGTTCGCCCACTTTTGGTTAGCTGTTGTTACCCGCAGTTTTTTAACCAGTAAATTTGAAATATGAAACCAATAGGAAGAAAAAATTATGGCTCAATCCCACACCTGCATAACTCGAAGTTAGGCGAAGGGGATTATTACATTGGAGAAGGTCAAGAACGAATTTTGACTTTAAAAACAAGAGATAAGCACGATAACATATTAGTGTTTGAAAAGTATGATGGTTCAAATGTTGGCGTGGCAAAGTTTGAAAACAAAATATTTGCCTTAACCCGTTCAGGCTATGAAGCAAGTACAAGCCCATATAAACAACATCATTACTTTTCTGATTGGGTAAAAAAACGCGAATTGCTTTTTACAGATATGCTAAACAATGGCGAAAGAATAACAGGAGAATGGCTGGCACAAGCTCACGGACTTGTTTACAGAATTGAAGTTGAACCAATAGTGTTTTTTGATTATTTCACGCCAAATAATGAACGTGTTTTATTTGAAGAACTTGGAGCAAAAGCAATTGGATACGGATTGCAACTGCCACGCCAATTACACGAAGGACAACCGATAACAGTTGAACAACTTTTGCCATTATTAAATGAAAAGACAAAAGGAATTGAAAGCGTTGAACTTCCTGAAGGGATGGTTTATCGTGTTGAGCGAAAAGGCAAAGTTGTTTTTTTGGCAAAATATGTTCGTTCAGATTTTCCAACAGGTCAATTCTGTATTAATGTCGAAGAACACAATTTGATATGGAACTGGTCGCTCTACAATATCGCCTAACGGTTTGGGCTTGTAGCAATAGGGGATTTATAGCACTACTGTTCAACCTACCACAAAAGCTGATTAAAAGTACACAGCTCAATTAAAGCACTTCTGCCCCTATTGCTACAAACCCTTGTTAGCGGTAGTACGGTTTAATTCACAAGGGGTTTTGAATTATTATGTCAGAAAAATTTAAACTTAAAAGAACTGTCCAATGTGCAAAATGTCCGTGGAAAGTTGATACAGACCCTTACGAAATTCCTGATGGATATTGTGAGATTAAACACAAGAATTTGCAAGATACTATTGCAAAAGAAAATGATTTTGGATTTGGTAGAGCCTTGAAAATAATGGCTTGTCATCATTCAAAAGATACTGGCGAAAATGCAGAACATTGTGTCGGCTGGTTAAATCATCAATTAAGTATAGGTAATAATATTGGTTTGCGAATGTCAATGATGCGATGTGAAAATATAAAAGACTTAAAAATTGTCGGTGAACAACACGAAAGATTTGAAGATACGTTGCCTGATAGTGAGGAATGGTAGTATTACCGCTAACGGGTCGGGTATTGCCGAAGGTGGGGCTTCAAGGTACGAAAGTTCAAATTTAGCACAATGTTTAATAGTAGTAAAAATGTTCAATAAACCACTAATGCCCTGCTTTTGCAAAACCCTTGTTATGGGCAGTTGCTTTTCGGGTACTCAAAATTTAGTCAAATGATATTAAGAAGATTAGGAAATAAACAAGCAATAGCACAGGATATAATTAAATATTTTCCTGACCATAAAATATATTTTGAGCCGTTTTTTGGGGCTGGTGGTATGTTTTTTAATAAACCAAAAGCGAAATATAATGTAGTTAATGATTTGGATAGTGAAGTTTTTAATTTATTTCAAGTCGTAATTAATCAAAAAGAAGAATTAGAAAAAGCGTTTTATTTAATGCCTATTCATTCGGATTTATTTGAATATTACAAAAGTAATGAACAAACAGACCCTATACAAAAAGCTTTAAGATTTTTATTTTTTAGCAATTTAACTACTATTGGTGTAGTGAGTAGTGGAATGAGTTTGTCCTTCACAAAAAACAAAAACATTTTTTTTAAAGTAATTGACAAAACATATGAAATGATTAATGATTGTAAATTCACTAATTATGATTTTAGAAAATATTTTAAAACACTTACATTTAACACGGACGGACGGAATGACGAGGCAAAATCTTTTTTCTATTGCGACCCACCCTATTTAGGAACGAATGATAATTATAGCAATTCATTTACTGTACAGGATAGTATTGATTTATTTAACTGCTTACAAGCTACTGGGTGCAAATTTGCAATGAGTGAATTTGATAATGAGTTTATTCTTAACCAAGCAAAAGAACAAGGTTTAAATGTCATAATAATTGGCGAAAGGAAAAACTTAAAAAATCGTAGAACAGAAATATTAATAACAAATTATGAAAAACAAAAAGGGCTTTTCGATTAGCAGGGTGTTTCTTGCAATTGCCCATAACGGTCGGGTGCTTGGCGAAGAAGCCCTAACCGACTATTCAATAGAATTACAAATTTTTAAAATTAGTACAAATGTCAAATAGAAATACAAAAGGGCTTTTTTGCCAAACACCTGTTATGTGCCGTTTTTTTCGGTTTCGTCAAGTGTCAAATAATTATTTAGTAACAATTTAAAAATAAAAAAAAATGAACAAAGAACAATTCGCAGAACTTTTAAACGGTCGCCAATACCGTGATGAAATTACAAAAGATGAAGAAAAATTGGCAAAGGAAAACGGTCTATTAGTTTGCTTTGGTGCAAGTGACGACTTGTTAGAATTTCGTGGTATTGTATATGATGAAGTCGGGGCATACGATGGTGGTTCGGCTTTACTTGTCAAAAAGAAAGGTGGTAAAATTGATATTATGAGTGAAGATGATTTTAAAGAAGTGCAGGAAATTATGGACGACAAAGAATTGGATTTTGAATTACCAAAAGTTGAAGTTGTCGCAGAATGGTGTCCTGATGATTTGGAATGTTCTTGGCGTATCAAGTCCGATTTGCCACACGCCACATTTGACATTATGGAAGATGGCGAATTGTATTGTCGTGGTATCATAATTGAAAAATCTGTCATTGAGCAGGTTCTGTCCTAAAATAGCACAAAACCGCTGTTATAGGCAGTAGGGATTTTTAGCAGAATGTTTAATCGAAGCACTAAATAAAAAAAAGAAAAAAAGATGGATGGCAAAAATTGAATTTTATAATATAGACTGCATTGAGTTTATGAAAAGTAAACCTGATAAATACTATGATTTAGCCATAGTTGACCCACCTTATGGTATTGATGCTGATAACAAAAACAATGGCAAAAATAGTGATAGGCACGAAAAAACATCAATGGCTAAAATCAATACCTACAAAAAAACTAATTGGGATAATGCAATACCAAATGATGAATATTTTGAGCAACTTTTTAGAGTAAGTAAAAAGCAAATCATTTGGGGTGCTAACTATTTCGGATTAAAAGGAGGTATGATTTACTGGCATAAAAACGTAACAATGCCAACTTATAGCACTGGGGAATTGGCTTGGGTAAGTTGGATGAAGAAAATGGATTTTATAGAGGTGACGTGGCACGGGATGTTGCAACACAATAT